AGTGTGTTTTGCCCCGCTGTAACTGATTTCAATCTCCCCTTCATACTGACCGGGGTCTACATTCAAAATACCGCCACTGAAGTTAAAGCTTACCTTTCCATTGACAGCATCAGTTTTGCTACAACTGATCGTGGATAACAGTGTAGTGCTACCCGCAGCGCGGAACTTCACCACAACCGTGGTAGTACCAGCCGACAAATCAATCGGTAGGTTAGTGTTCTCATCCGTCAGCGTGAGGTTGATCTCTGGCTTACTATCGTTCTGAACTAATCTTATAACGTCGCTCATATCTTCTCCTATGCAAGAGGCCGCATCTGCACAGTCATCGACGCCCTAGCAACGCCCAAGTTAGCCTTAGCACGACGGGCTGCTGTTTTGTATGCAAATTGTTTGGCGTGATACGTAGCAAGCTCTCGATCTGCCCATGACTTACCGGGTAGAACAAGAAGATGCTGCAACGCACCGTGGATAATTAGTTGTTCGCACTCATCAAACGGAGTCTGATCCATCCCGCGTGAAGTTATGCTGGGCTTCAAGGCCACAAACATCTTCACATCGTATGTCTTAGTCGCATCAGGAACCGGAACCACAACAAAGTGGTCAGGGTCAAGCTGCGACAAATTCCGTGGGTCAGACCGCTTTGCGGTTTCTGTCGAAGGCCAGTCGGGATACTGCGCGTGAACCTGCTCTTGGGTCAGTGGAGTAATCTTCTCTCCATTAACTGTGGCGTGGATTACACCCACAATATCTGAGTTCTCAGGTGTCTCATACTCATATTCATAGACGCCGGGCGTCAATCGAATAAGCGGCTGTTCGTACCGCCATACAAGAGTTTTCTCACAAACCTCGATTGCCGCGTCTCGAACATATTGCTCAATGGTTGGGCGGGGACACCCCGGCACACTTGGAGCCAATTTAGACTCGAGAGATAAAAAAGTTCGAGTAGCCATTTACACCACCTGACTTGTTGGTAGCCCGGCTTCCTCAGTATCCGTAACCGAACGGGCTTGGAAGTTGGTACTCAGCGCCTGCATGAAAGACTGTTGGAACAGTTGGGCGCGGTTTGAATTCACATGCTCGTTGTCAATAGATTCTGCGAGAAAGATCGTGCCGTCTACTACGACAGGAAAATACGCATCTGGCAACAAGGCTACAGTTTCCCCAGCAACATAGTTCTTTGGGGCTTGGGAATATTCAATAATCAATACCTGCGAAGACGGAGCTTTTGGGTAGATAAAGAACCGGTTGTTATTGCGAACATGCCGCATCCAGTTTACACATGTACCGGGGTCATCATTTGCCCAATCAGGATATGTCTGGTCAAGAGTCAACCGATTAGTCTCTCTCACCGCTGCCCCATCCTTTACACGGAATACTTCCATGATACGGATGGAATCAGAGGGTGCAGTTTGTAGCACTTCTCCTGCGGTTGTAGTAAATTCCGCCACCTTAGCAAATAGGTCAGGACGCAACACTGCTATGCGTTTGAGCGCCTGATTCGCAAACCCAAGTAACTGGGCGTCCGAATAGCGTTGCAGTGCCACATTTGCATTGGTGTCCTGCAACATTTGGCGAACTTCAACGATAACAGTGTCGAGTACCATTACAGACCCCTAGATGCTTCGATGTTAAGTTCTTCGTTTACAACTTCTGGTTCCTCTGGGATTTCATCGGTCTCTAAGGCCAAGCCAGATTTTCGACCCTTTTGTTTCTTTGGAATAAACTTCTCGGGGAAGGCTTCTTCCTCAGTCACTTCTACGCATGATGGATTCTCCGCAAGGACTTCATGCCATTCATAGATAAAACCATTCTTGTCTTTTAAGTATCGCATTACTTGCTCCTTTTAGCCGCATTCATATTATCGACCAAGTTGGGGTATTTACGCCCAGCTTTTTTAGCCGCCGCTTTTGCCTTTGCTTTCTGCTCAGGCGTTAAAGGTTTCGATTTACCGATTCCCTTAGGTCTTGGTTTGTCCCAGACTTCCATATCAGCACTTCCACGCCCGAAGGCTTTTGTTGATCCGGCTATTTGGATCGTTTGCTGTTTTCTTTGAAGTTAATTTCTTCTTCATCCCCTCCATCCTTGCGCAAAACGAATCTTTGCGGGAGCCGCCCTCAGGCTGCGGGGGTTTCAGTCCGGGTTTACCCGGATTGGCTTTGTTATACGCGGCACGACCCTTAGCATTTAGCCCGCCATCAGGGTCTTTACCTTCTTTGCGCTGCCATGCTGGGGTCTTAGCCATGCTACACCACCTGCAAGAATGTTGTGAGTTTTGCTGACGCAGGCAGTGTTACGTGAATATCGGTAGTGAATAAAATGCCATCATCGGGTATCGACAACCCAATAGGCTGTGTGCCAGTACCAATATTAAACTGCATCCTGATAGTGCCCGAAGCCCCGCCGTCGCGGAAAATAATGTCACCAGCAGTACCACCGCTGATAGCCTGATACCCACGTAGTTGACGCCGCCCAGTCGCTACAGTACCTGTTGCTTCCACATGTACAGCCGTTACATTTGACATATTGTTCTCCTAAAAGGAGGGGGCCGAAGCCCCCATCCTTACTTACTATTAAGTGATGTCTGTCAACAATGCAAAGATACGCACAACAGCGGCGGCTGGTACAGCAGTACCAATCGTGATGTCGATAGTATCAGCAGCAGCGTACACCTTGCCACCACTCAAAGTGGGAGCAAATGCACCAGACGACAACACAGGAACGCCACCGGAAAAACCAGTAGAGTTCGCTGAAGTAGCAGCCAAGTAACCAGCGGCGGCGGAGCCGTCACCGATTGCGATGGTACTAGTCACGCCAGCAGCAGTAGTTACCTGCATACCCACGTTGGTAACAAGCGTACCAGCGGGGATTTGCATGACTTCCAGAACGTCAGAAGCAGCCAGTGCAGTTGCACCAGCAGCCAAACGTGCAGCAATGATTGCTGGGAAGTCAAGGGTAATCTCCACGCGGCTAGTCTTGTTAAGAGCATCGCCAGCGGGGAGAGCTGCTGAGCCTTTACTAAAGCCCAGAGAGTCGGTATATGTAGCCATTTGTTTCTCCTAAAAAAAGTTCAAACGGGAGCCGAAGCCCCCGACCATTACAGAGTGATAACCGCTTGAGACAAAGCCTCAGGCTTCACAACCTTGTAGCCATACACTTGCAGACCACGGATGATGTTACCGAACGTGGTTTCAGAGCGGATGGTTTCCATGTTGGTCATTTGCGAAGCAAATGTGAAGCCCATCTTGTGACCGCCGATCACGCTGAACTTGCTGCTAGACACGTTCAGATTGTGGCTCACATAAATGGTAAAGCGGTCGATCATACCGAGACGACCATTACGCAGTGGAGTCATGCTGTCACCAGTCAACGAAGCATCCTTCAAGTCAGAACGCTTGATATAGCCAGCCATCTTAGCTGGGATAACCAAGAAACGGTCGCTTTCAGGTGCGTTTGCTTCGTCAAGAACAGTACCCATATCAACGATCAAGTCGATGACGTTGGTCTTAGTGACTGCAATAGGACTACCAGTTGTACCAAGGGCGAGGTTACCGGAGATACGACCAGCACTATTGCCTTTATTCAAAGCAGAAATGTCTGGCAGGATGTCGGTAAGAACACGCTGGTCGATCTTGATCTTCATCTTTTCAGATGCGTCTTTAGACCAAGTGTCCATCATGTTGATGTCTGACTGAACCTTGTCCACATCATCTTCGATACAGGCGAAGTACTCGCCCTTGTCGATGAGGAGTTGCAGCTTAGGCTTGTCAGGATTTTCAACTGACAGAGTTTGACCTTTGACATAGGTCTTGATGGTGATCTCAGGGCTAGTACGGATGTTGACCGTATCGCCATGTGAGCGAATCTCGCCTTCGTAATCAGTGTTAGAAATAGCAGCCAACACAGTTGCGTCGTAGAAATTCTCGATCAGTTTGCCCGACCAAATCTCGGGGATGAAATTGCCGCTGTAGTTAGGGCGGCCACCTACGGTAGGATAAGACATGTTATATCTCCAAATTAAGCGTTAGCAACAATGCGTCCATCTCGCTGTGCAGCAAAGATGTCGCGTTCGATGCGGTCACGCTCAGCCTCTCGTCCTTTGTACTTACCCTGACGAACGTCGTTGAAGAACGACTTGATGTCTTCAGGAGAGTACTGACGAGAAGTTTGACCAGCAGGTGAGTTCGTGCCGCGTCCGCGACCCGGTGCTACTTGCCGTTCAAGTTCTGAGGCAGACCGATGGGGCTGAGCATTAGCAGTCGGTTGGTACTTACCAGTAGCTTTAGAGAACGTACTGAAGAAAGACGCTACACGCTCTACATCGAGATTTTGTTGTGCCTGTTCCAGATACACCTGACGGTTCATTCCTGACATCGGGTCTACATCTAGCAACCAAGACTGGAAATCAAGATCATTGTTGATCTGCTGCCAGTTGGGTACAAGGTTCGACAACGAATTCCAGAAACGATCCTCAGAACTAATTGCCTGTTGATGGGCAACTCGTTGTACTTGAGGAACAACTGTTGTGTTAAGGCTGGTTGCGATTTGATTGATTGCGTTTTCAAGCGCAGCAAGTTTGCCGATCATAGGAACAAGTTCCTCTCTCGACACTTTTCGCATCACATCCAGTGACTCACCATACTCCTCTTTTTCTCTATCAGAGACGAGGACAGGAGCCTGCATCTGATTGGGAGCCTGAGAAGCTGGGGCAGATAGAGTAGAAAGCAACTGCTCCATCTGGCTAACACGAGACTGCAATTCTCGGTTTGTAGAGTGTAAACGCGGTACTTCTGCGTTATACATTCCCTGAAGGGTTCGCCACTTCTGAGCATAAGTCTCAGAGTTTGCATCGTCGGCGCTTTGCTCTGTACCCGACGACGGCGCAGCATTTTCAGTAACAGTGCTGTTGGCGGTAGGCGCTTCATTCTCAGCAGGCGTCCCAGCGTCGGGGGAAGGGTCATTAGACGACGGCGTATTTTCCGCGCCCTCGGCTCCCTCGCTGTTGAGTTGCTTGTAGAGTTCCTGAACGGCCTCAGTCTGTTTACGAATTTGCTCTGGTAATGCCATGATGTACGCTCCTATCGGTGTGCGTTAAAAGAAGATTGGGGCGAGGAGGATTCCTTTGCCGCCAAGTCAGGGGCGTCTTTGACGAGTCTGTACAACTCGCCCAATACCTGACACCGCCCCTGTAGAGGTGCAGGATTGTTCACTGCCATAGGCAGTTGTTCTAGTTCATGCTGACGCCAGTCTCTCAGCCAGTCCAATACCTCAGGGTACGACCTAGCCGTGACGGCGAGAGCTTTGATAACCTTTGGGTCAGGGCGAATCATGCAGCAGCCCCCGACTCTCTATTCATAACCGTGTTCCCTTCCATGCCGCCTTTAGGCGAACCATCAGGTTGCGTAGGGGTAGGAGGTGCAGACTTAGCTTGCGACATAGCAAGGCGAGCCTGCGTACGAGATTCAAAATTTTTCTTTTCTTTGGATGGGATAACCTCATCCACTGGCATTTGCAGTCCCTTAGCCACTTCACGCAATACTGCTGCGCGACCGTCTTTACCCATGATCTCCATGTCGATCTGGTTGGCAGTAGCAGTCAGGAACTCAATGCGGCGAACATTCATCTGCTCTTTGTTAGCAAGGTTAATTGCTCCACGCGGCATGATGTCGAGGTCGCCCTTGATGGACTCGTCCTCGTCATATCGCATGTTGTACACATACTGGCGTTCTACGATTGGCTTAGTAACATCCGCGTCAATGTGCATCACCACCTGACGTATGCCCTTACCAGCCGACCCCATCAGCATGGACAAACCAGACGATGTGCGACCTGCACCTTGTACATTGAGGTCACCGTATAGATATGCGGGAATACCGGAGTGATCGTCAGCCAGTCGGCTGAACTTCTCATAAACACCCATCAATGTGTTGGCGTTGTCTTCAGGCTGGGAGAAACGTACTGCTGGTGCGCTTGACCCAGCCGGGTCGTTCATTACTTGCCAAATCTTCCACGGAGAGATTTGAGTAATGTCTTCGTTTGCTGGGAGACGTTCGAGATTAACTTCGACTTGAGGGCCACTAGCGATGCCCATGTTGTTGACAAGTGCTCGTGCAGCCGCGTTACATACGTTCTGCAAATCTTCAATAATCTCTGGTATTCCTTTACCCCAGAACGCACCGGGGCACTTGATAAAAGATGTTTTAGCATAAGGTTTCTCTCCTAATGGATCATAATTTAGGACAGCCTTGATGACGTAGTTACCTACAACCCATACGTTTGCATCGTATTCTTTTGCTGCGTCAGGAACTTCATCCTCGGTCATCCCCCACTCCTGCAACATCTTGCCGGAGACTTTGCCCCAAAACTCAAGGGCATCAAAGATTTCAGTCGGGCGCATCTCAGTGTGGTACTTGCGCTCCTCTTGTTCTTTGATAAGTTCAACGTCTTGGTTGATCCAAGACTGACCATTACCTATATCAAGTACTTTACGGATAGCATCATCGTCATACCCCGGCACACCAATCAGGTCTGCCAAATCCATACGGGTCAGGGGGTGGTGCTCAAAGATATACCCTTCGTGGATATTAGAGATACCCGGCTCAGGGAAAATGCGGAACGGATCAACGCGCTCATACTCTGGCGCAATACGATCAACAGGCAGCGCAGTAGTACGTCCCTGTTCATCCTTACCCCAGCCCAACGCACGTTGGCGACGAACAACTGGGCCTTTGATAAACGCAGATGGGAACGTAACTAGATCGGTGATGAAGTCGTTAAACGCTTCAGCCCAACCACCTTGTGCAAACTGGTCACTGATGCGGTGCTTCATACGATCAGCACGGTTCTGTGCTTCTTGCAGAATACGGAAACGAAAATCTTGCGAGATCATCTCACGCAGTTCAGCCATCTCCTGCTGCATCGGTGCGCGGTCTTGCGCCTCGATAATCTTCATGACCTGATCGTAGAAAATCTTTTCTACCTCAGCCTGCTGTGCAGGTTGCAAATCAGGGATAGGTGTAGGCTGGGCATCCCATGGGGGAGTACCTGTGTCGAGAAGAATATCCCGTAGCCAAGACTCCGCTGCGCGGCACTTGACCTCGGTAATCATCATGAATACTTCAGACCCGCCTTGCTTGCGGATCGCAGTCATCTTGTCTGCTTCATACTCGCCGTTACGCTGGCGCATAGCTTTGAGCATCTTCTGCTCGATTGGTTTCTTAGAGATACGTGCTGCATCCCAACACTGACGCAAGTAGTCGGTAATGCCGAGAATGAAGGGCGTATTCTGGCGTTCAGCCAGTTCTCTTTCGAGTTGCTCCTTCTCAGCTTTTACAAGCTGATCGTTACTCACCACGCGTAGTATTGAAAGGCCAGCCATATTAGAATTCTTTCCTGTACTTGAACATTATGCGCTTCTCACCCATTTTACCGGGCTGCTTATCAAGTTCCATACCAATAGTCGTGTCACCCTTACGATAACTAACATCGGCTCCAGTAACATTAAATTCTTTACGTGATCCTTCTCTGTATCCACCACCGGATACACCAACGGTAAGGTCACGATTCTTGTCGATAGGTAGATTGACACCCATGCGACCGCCATATCCATACGAAGTGCTTTTACGTCCACTACCACTAGCAGAAACGTCAACATTCTTGAGGACATCTTCTTCGTCAGGAACGCGACCACCGTCCTTATAGCCTTTGGCTTGGGACTGGTATGGTTTGCCCATCTTCGGGTTGTCCGAATAGCAAGTTGATGGTTTACCGTTTGACTTCATCCGATCCTCCTACTACATATTGTAGTGTGGGTGTAGCAGGAAGTATATACCTATGTCAACAGAAAAAAAACCCCCCGGATATTCTCGACGGGGGGTGAACCGCTGGAAGGGACAGCGGAGGTGAAGGAGAAATGAAAGACAACTATGTCCACCCCACTGCCGATACGGTTTTGATCTCTCGCCTTTGAGCGAGCATCTGACCCCCACCGGTAGTAACGTGAAGCATGAGATATTGTAACGCCTCCGCAACGTGGGAGTGTTTATTTTTTTCTATGTCCATGTCACCCTTGGGTTTATACCTATAGCCGCCCATCATGGCAGCTTTCAGTTGTGTACAGCCGGGATCGACGATGAACGCTGGGTCGCCATCAACCTGACGCATCAGGTATTCGTCCACCGCGTTTACTCGCGCCGAAACATTATTCGTCTTAGCCGGTATAACTCGCAGGTTTTCCGCCTTAATGATGTCCACAGCCGAACGCTCATCCGTCTGCGCCCGCTGAATACCCGCCGGATCAGTAACCACCAATATGGGCGCACCGGGGAACCTTTCGTAAAGTAATGGCTTCAGGACGGTTCGGACGAATCGCTGTACACCCATGTCAAAACTGACCGCTTCCGCCAGAATGAGCGCCCGACCTCTGGCATCTTGTTGTCCGATGACAGCGGCGGGGGTAAGCCCCAAGTCCATCCCGATAACAATGGGTCGAACCCCATTGTCGATATAGCGAAGTTTCTGTTTAGCCATATGGTAGTCCGGCCTGAAATACTTGTAGACCGGCATACCAGCCGAGGACAGTCCGTACTCGCCGTCGATGTAAACGCGGACGTATTCTTCTGATCGACCCTGTGTATCGTAGTATCCGTCAGGTAAGTTCTCGACGTTTTCGGCGTAAACCGAACGACCCGAGGGTTGCTTGAATACATCCCATCCATTGTCATTGGGCGATACTCCGTCCTTGGGATCGAGTCCTTCCATCTGATAGTACCACCAAGTATCCATGGTGGGTGGGTTAGTATCGCCCCACATACCGTGCCAAGTAGGGCCACCATCCTTCGCGGAAGGAAAGCGACCGATACGTTTGGACATCGCATCGACAATATCGGGGTGGATGTCCCGACACTCGTTGAACCAAGCGAATGTCAACTCCAAGGAGTTCAAGTTGGCTACGTCGTCCGCATCGTCTAGCGCACGGAACATAATCTCGCACTCGATGTCCCCCACTTTGAAGAAATAGGTCTTGGTTGTACGCATGTAATCGCCGCACTGCCCCGGTGGGAACCAATCCAAGAAGGTTTTGATCGTCGTATCCTGCAACTGACGCGCAGTTTCACGCACAATCGCCGCCCGCGTCTTGCGAATCCCCTGCTGATTGGGTTTTTGCATGGACGCTCGGCGCACGATCTCGAACGAGGAGGTTACGGACTTGCCGGAGCCAACCGGCCCCATCAGAACCCGCATCTTCTTGTTCGACTCCATGAACTTCGCCCCCGTGGGTGGGGGCGTGTAGTCAATATCGAGTGCCATTACGGACGATCCGGGAAAATACCCATGATGCAGATGATTTTGCTGGGCTGACCGATCTCCCAACCATGGACTTTCTTGCCATGCTCGTTTGTCGGACGCCAATCCGGCAGTTTGTAGTTGGTAACGCCGTCGCCGCCATACATCGTGCCGATAATGGCGAACAATGGGGTGTAATCCCGGATGTTTATGGTCTGTCCGTCACACGACGCCCAGTTTTTCGGGGCAAAGCTGCCCGCAAACTCTCGTACTTCGCCAATATAGCCTTCCATGTCGCTCTCCTAGGTTAAAGGTTCCACTAACATCACCACAAATTCACGCCCGCGCTTCTTGTGCTTGGTAATTTTCGTCTTAAAAGAAGCCCCCGCCTCGCGTAGCGCGGATGTAAAGTTGTTGTACTCACTGGAGGTGGTGAAAACCGCAGCCCGAAAGCCCTCGTAGGACTGATTAAGCCTGTTGACTATGCTCAATGGCAGTGACATCCATCACCTCACTCGTGTCTGCGGCCTCGATGACCTGCATCTCGTGGTTCTTACCGCCCAAGTTGATCGTAATTCTCACGCCACCACCGGCTCCCTCGTTCACTGGGTCGTTCTTTGGCTCCAAACCAGCCCACTTCACGGTCGATTTGATGAGGTCGGCCTTCACTGCGGCGCTTACACCGGGGTCGTGGATCAACATATAGGATGTTGTCAGGAGTTCTTCCGCCTGAGCACGGGCCTTCAAGCGGAATGTCAGCCCTTTTTCCTTGATCTCGGCTTGGTAGTGCTCCACTTTCTTCAGGAACACTGGGTCTTTGTTGTAGTCGAGGATGTCGGTGGCTGCAATTTTGTGGCGTGCGATTACCTCTTGCAGCGTTTCTCCGCTGCCCTCAAGCATGAGCGCTATATCAAACGCCAGCCTGTCTGACCATTTCGTTAAATTGAGAGGTAGTGTGTCCATGAGCCGACTATAACACGGCATCTTACGGTGGTGTCAATAGGGGGACTGTAGGTAGTCTGGAAATTCCGTAACTTTACACGTTCCTTTTTTTGGGTCTTGTTTTATGAGGTTTACTACACTAAGGGGGGCGTCCGAATCGCCAGTCCATGTACCCCCCTCTCGACCAGCCCGAACCGCTCGCCACGCCCGCGCCCGCGAACCGCATCGACCCCTCGCAAACCCTAGCATCGGCGGGCTACTTGACACTCTCGTCAAGTTCTGCGAGTCTAGAAGTGTCGATGCAAGACAGCACCGACAGAGCAGGCGAGTTGCCTAGCTCTCCTGTTCTTTGACAATTAGGCATGGAGAAGTGAAATGACTAAAGTCATGGAACGTCCGACACACGTACGTGTCATCGTCGCCCCTAAAGCAGGGTACTTGAAACTTGAGGGCTGCGCTGCTGATGCCACTGGCACAGTGTTCACCGTCGATCAACACAAGGAAGTTTACGCTTTCATGGTGAAGAAAGGCAAGGAACTGAAGCGCGAAGTCAAGGTTTGGATACAGACCCAAGGTGCTAAAACACCAGAAGTCAAGTTCAACAAGTACGACGGCACGCCATATATGGCGCTAGTCAGCGACGACAAGCCAAGCAAGAGCACGAAAGTGATCCTGTAAGGTAGCAAACCGGAACCCTCCCGCGAAAGCGGGAGGGATTCTTAAACAACTAGGAGATTGAAATGGATAAGATCATGGAACTCGCGTTTGCCATCATGGGAACAATACTGACCACAGTAGCACTGGCTAAGTTAGTACCCGAAGGAATGTGGCTCTATCTGGTAGCACTGGTAGTCGGCACACAGATGATAGCGATGGCGATACGGTCAGCGAGGAGTTAGTACTAGCCCGGCGAAAGCCGGGTTTTTTTTGTCTTTGCTTTTCTCTTTTTATATATAACACCATACGTCGGGGGGCTGTACCACACTAATGCGGCATAACTAGACATAATGGGGGTGAAATGTGTAAGGTTGCGCAACTATCTAACATTATTGCGGCATCATGCGAAGTAGATAGTAGATTTAGATAGCTTAACTTTACATCTGATGTGTCAAGTTTGTTGATATACCAAGGGAATCCAAGGCATCGTCTCTCTCTATCTATCTAACTATATAGAATATATAGATAAAAAGGGTACTGTTTGATTCCACATTGACCGATTCTGAATTTTAATTTTTGCGGACAATAAATTGTAGTATCACATCATTCCAAAAAAGTAGATAGTTTAGATAGTTGCCCCGAAACCCGCATGAATACTAGCTTTTTTCTATCTCGTAAACTTAGATAGTCTGACTATACTTGACACTCAACCTAGATAGTGCTATCTGATGCCGCCTTCTGATGGCTCATTAACCTTACAGTCTTACTTTGAAGTGTCGAAACTTGACAGCCGAGCCGAAGTCGGCGAGTCTGGGACTGTCCCGAAAGGGCAACCCGTAATGGCATAACAACCATTACTTTACATTAACTTTCATGGAGAATTGAAATGAAAAAACAGCGTCCAACTCACATCAACGTCATCTTGCGTCCTAAAGCAAACGATATTGCAATTGAGGGTGTATGGAACAGCGATGGTAGCCCATCATCTGACGGTAAGTTCAGCGTTGATGATGCCAAGGGTATCTATGCTTACATGGTTACCAAGGGTAAGGAACTCAAAAAGAAGTTGCATACATGGTCTCCCAAGGACAATGCAGGCAATGTTCCTATTGTCAAGTTTAACAAGTATGACAATGCACCTTACATTGCATTGGTCAGCAATACAGAAGCTAATCGCCAACCTTCATCGGTCAAGATTGTTCTGTAATCCCTCGGGACGGTAGCAATACCGTCCCTTTTTTTCGTTTGTTCATGGAGATATGAAATGACAAAACTATACATTGATGACACTACTGGTGCTTTACGCGTTCAATTTGACCTCGTTGATGAGATGCAATGGGAGGATAAAGCTGAGGCTGAGGGGTTGTTTGTCCCCTTGGAACTCGCCGGTCTTGAGGAGGACTCAGGACATAACCATGGCTATCATCATGGCAAGGGTAGCAACGGTAGCATCTACGAATACACCGAATGGTTCTATGACGGTGACGACTCTGCATTTAGCGTCGCATAAGGAGTGTGCATAATGGAAGATTACCACTTACCAATATGCACCAACTGCTATGCAGTCAGGGTGGAACCACAGCGTAAGCATATGTCAAGACCAACATGTCTGGCATGTGGGGAGAAACTTGCCAAACAGCGTAAGTTTACGGTGGCATGTAACAACAAACAGGGCTATGAGTTGATTACTGATCCTGCCCAACTTAAACAACTTAATCCCAAGAGGACGACATGAAAGATTACAGCTTCGCAATTCTCGTGACTATGTTCTGCATAGTCATGATATTTTTTGCACTTCTGATGATGGGGGTGTGACATGTTCCATAAACCTAGGCGATCATTGCCCAAAACATTTTCTGCTGTCTTTGCCTTCATGGCAGGTATGGCATTTGTAGGATTCCTTGCCGCTATGCTCATTGAGTGGGTGGCAGGATGTGGGGAGACCTATGTCGATTCCAAAGGGATACGGCATCGGTATGAGTGTGTGTTCTTAACTATACATAATGAAGGAGTAAAGAAATGAAACGTCTGTTCACGCTACGGCATGGCAGGGGTGGAGCTATGGTGCATGTCCTTACATCGGATAACCGCATCGAACCTGTCCACTTCGGCAACAAGATGGTAGCCAAGCAAGCCCGTGATAGCGGCAATGGCTTGGTGGTATCCAAAGGTTATGACCATAAACTTTACAAAGGAGATAGATAATGCGAGCCGCAACACTTAAAACAACCATCAAGTCCCTGTTCCCCATACAGCGTACTATCTGCATCGAAGGCAGTCCGGGGGGTGGTAAGACAACCATCGTCCATGAAGTTGCCAAGGAGATGGATGTACCCTGCATCGAACGGCATATGCCTACCATGTTGGTCGAGGACTTCGGCATCCTGTTCCCTGATGGTTCCGATCAACTGAAATACAAGTTGCCTGATTGGTTCCCTATCAAGGGTAAAGCCCCTGAGCGTGGCATCTTGCTGTTCGATGATCGTAACCAAGCCAATGCCGATTTGCAAAAGGTGCTTGCCAACATATGCCAAGCCCGAACATTACACGGCACACCAATGCCTGATGGGTGGATGGTTATCTCAACAGGTAACCGTCAGACTGACAGAGCAGGTGCTAATCGTGTCCTTGGTCATTTGCGTAATCGTGAGACAGTCTATGAACTTGACACACACCTTGATGACTGGACATCATGGGCTATTGACAACGGTGTCAAGCCTGAGGTTGTAGCGTTCATTCGCTTTCGTCCCAACTTGTTGCATGACTATGACCCACAGCGTGACCAGAACGCTACACCTCGTTCATGGGTTGAGGGTGTATCAGATGTACTTGGTACTGTCCCTGCCGAGGCTGAGTATGAGTCATTCAAGGGTGCTGTAGGTGAAGGTGCTGCTGCTGAGTTCGTTGGGTTCGTAAAGATATTCCGTACTTTGCCCAACCCTGACGCTATCCTGCTCAATCCAACCACGAGTGATGTACCCAAAGACCCTGCAACGCTGTATGCCCTGAGTGGTGCATTGGCTGATCGTGCTACTGAATCCAACATGGAACGAGTATGTACCTATGCAGAGCGTATGGGTGGTGACTTCTCAGTACTGACCGTCTCATATGCCGCTCGTAAGAAACCTGAGTTGACCAACACGCAAGCATTTACGAAGTGGTCGTTGGCACATCAGGACATCCTGTTTTAACCACCGAGGGGCAATGCCCCTCATTCAACAACATCATGGAGAAATGAAATGAACCTATCAGACCGAGCATTACTGGTGCAACTGTCCATCTCACAATGGACTGCCCGTAAGTATGACAAGAAGGCAACCCAAGAGGTAGCCATGACCTTCAATACATCGAAGGATGCAGGACGCTACAACAAGTCGTTGCTACCCATGAACGACTACCTTGATCGTGTCCATAAGAAAACCACTCATATCCGTGAGAAGTTCTACAAGAACACTCTGCCATGGGGTATGGAGGGTACGATGATGTTGCCTACAACCAACTATCTGTCCTTCATGACTGAGTTCCGCAAGGAGAAGTCTGAGTGGATGACCCTAGTGCAGGACTTTGTAACCGAGTATCCACGGTTGCAGATGGATGCACAGCGTGTCCTTGGCGGGTTGTATGCTGACTCTGACTATCCGTCATCATTTGACATTGAACGCAAGTTCAAGATCGACATGGCTGTGTTCCCTGTACCCAATACAGACTTCCGAGTAAGCATAGCGTCAGATGAATTGACACGCATCCAACAGGATGTTGAGGCACGAGTAACCAATGCTCAAGCCGAGGCTATGAAGGAAGTATGGACTCGACTGTATGACCGAGTAAAGCATATGGCTGAGAAGTTGGCTGACCCCAAGGCAATCTTCCGAGATACCTTGGTAGATAACTTGAAAGACCAATGCTCCATGTTGTCTCGACTGAACTTCATGGATGACCCTGACTTGGAATCTATGCGACAACAAGTTGAGGGAACCCTTGCATCGCATCACCCCGATGCCTTGCGTAATGACCCCGATCTTCGCCGTGATACAGCGGCTGAAGCCAAAGCAATCATGGACAAAATGTCCATCTTTATGGGAGCCTGATATGACTAGCGTAATGCCAACATCTGTGGTGAGGAACACCAAGTACAAAGACATGACGCCTCTGACTGATGCTCAGAAGGCGGTACAACACAAGCGAATCATCAAGGCTCGTACTGCCTTGGTGTTGGAGCATCCGTTCATCGGTAGCATTGCATTGAACTTGCCATTCAACTTCAATGACAACATCCCTACTGCTCGTACCAATGGCAAGCGGATTGAATATCAACCCCGCTTTGTGGAATCATTGACCGATGAGGAGGTTAAGTTCCTCGTTGCCCATGAGTGCTTCCATCCCATGTTGGAACATAACTTCCGCCGTGGTGGTCGTGACCCTCGCCGATGGAACAAGGCAGGTGACTATGTAATCAACCAACTGTTGACTGACGATAGCATCGGCAAGATGCCTAAGGATGGACTACTGAACCCTGCATTGCACCAAGCAGGTAACGGTACGACTGATGGTATCTACAACTTGTTGCCCGAGGATGATGGCGGTGGTGACGGTGATGACCCGATGGATGACTGCGAGGATGGTGACGGTTCACCTGCCGAGAAGGAGCAACAAGCGGCAGAATGGAAGGTCAAGGTAGCACAAGCGGCACAAGCGGCAAAGATGATGGGCAAGATGTCGGCAGGTCTTGAGCGTCTTGTTGCTGAGGTATTGCAACCCAAGGTAGATTGGCGTGATGTATGGTATCGCTTCTTGCAGAAGTGTAAGAACGACACTCGTTCCTTTGCTAGACCCAACCGTAGGTTCATTGCACAAGGACTGTATCTGCCCACTACTAGCGGTGAATCCCTTGGTGAGATTGTGTTTGCCATTGACTGCTCAGGTTCCATTACTCAGCAAGTCATTGACCAGTTTTCGGCAGAGATTCATGTAACCAAGGATGACTTCAACCCATCTGCCATTCACCTCATCTACTTTGATAGCGAGGTCTCCCACTATGAACGGTTCGGTAGGGATGACACATTGCATGTCGAGCCACATGGCGGTGGTGGTACTGACTTTGCCCCTGTGTTTGAGTTCATGGCAGAGCGTCAGATCGAACCTGTTGCAGTAGTGTTCCTGACTGACCTGTGTTGCAACTCATTCGGTAATCAGCCTGACTGCCCTGTGCTGTGGGTATCTACCGATGATGGTACTGCACCGTTCGGTGAAGTGGTGGTGATGTAATGATTACAGACGCCGAACTATTGGCGTTGTCTGTGTTCGTGGGTATGGGATGCTACATCTCATACTTGCGGCATAGACTTAGAACGTCAGAACATAAAAGGTATTTTCTTGAGATGGTCATTGTCGATGTGCTTGAGGGTAGTGTTGAGATAAGGAGGGCTGACAATGGATTTACTATCCATAAAACAAAACAAGAAGTTACTTGAGAAGTATAGACACATCAATGTCGAGTGTATGGATTGGTGGGACTACACATACGACTGCTTCAAGGATGACATGGCAGAGAAGGGTATATCCGTTGATCGTATGTTCTTCTCAGGCTTTTGGTCACAAGGTGATGGTGCTTGCTTCGAGGGTTCGATAGATGACATTGGTAAGTTCTTGGATACCAACTTCAAGTACACCGACTACCCTATCATCCGACAACTTGTTAAGCACAATGGTACGGTGACTATGAAGTGTGCGCATCGTGGTCACTACTATCATGAGAACTGTACTGTGTTTAGTATGGATAGCGATAGCTTCTACAACCTATGGCAACAGCCTACAGAGATGCACCAACATGTTGTCCGTGCATTGGATGAGGCATTGGGCTATGAGTTAGAGGTGTTCGAGGAAGATGTGGTCAATATATTCAGAGACTGCATGAAGGATTTATATAAACGATTACAGAAGGAGTATGAGAACTTAACGAGTGACGATGCCGTTGCCGAGGCTATCGTTGCAAACAATTTAACTGAAGGAGAATGACATGGCAACAGTACGATTCAGCAAAGAACTACAAGACGCAATACTCAACAATGCGCGAGGTGTATTTGGTAATAAGGTAGCGGCGGCGCGAGATGCCAAGCCTGACAATGCGTGGGGTGAGCGTATCTACAGCACATTGTTTGGTGAACATATCGTGCATCTCAATGCAGTACCTACCCACTTCTTTAAGATGGTGGATAAGATAAAGGTAGATAGGGTTGGCGGCATCACAATCAACTGTGAGTTCAATCTCAACAGTACTAAACCTTTCCCTTATTCTTTCCCTAATAGCGAGTATGCTAAGAAGGCAAGCAACTATGGTGACGAGATTGAATTGAGAGATCATCTCGTATGGGGAGAGTTGTATGCAGATGTTGTTCGTTGGCGTGATGGTGTCAAGGATATAGAAGCAAAGCGTGATGAGTTTGTCAAGCAAGTAAGGACAATCATTGAAGCACATGCTACCCTTGCACCTGCTCTCAAGATGTGGACACCACTATGGGATTTGGTTCCTGAGGAATACAAGAACCGTCATCGTGAGGTGAAGGAACGAGAGAAGAAGGAAGTATCTCTCGATGGTGTGGACTTGTCCTCACTCACATCCATTGTGGTCGCTAACAAACTAACACGCTAAGGAGATAACATGACAGTAGCAACTAAAAACTGGTGGAACACATGCGAACTGCGCACCTATGATGATTTCCTAAAGTACTACATGACTGCAAGGACTAAGGACAAGGGCAAGCCCTTGCGTTCATGGGCTAGGATATTCCTCGTTGGTGATACGCTAGAGTTCCGCTTCGGCAGCTTCAAGTTCGGTGAACTAACACCTGACAACATCTTTACATTCGTAGCAACACCCCATGCTGTGCGTAGTAATGCGGCGGTGACATTCGCTTCGAGTTTGTACAAAGCCATACCTATCATGTGGCAACGAGTCGGTACTGCTAGGTATCGCGTATGCCATACATCCAAGGTGGCTACATCATCTTCCTACAATGAGTACTACAACACACAACAAACCAATATGGAGTGGGCATACATGCGTACTTCTGCGCCTGAGTACTTCGCAGGAATACAGTTCAACATGTTGACAGGTGAGTGCGTAAACAGACAAGCCGATCTCACATCTAACATCAATAAAGATACCCGCAAGGTATGGCTCAACTCCCTTAGGAAATTCAAGTATGGTATCAAAGCCCGACTGCGCATTGGTGCGTTTGACCCTATCATAGAGAGCGTAAAACAATTACCTAAGAACCAACAACAAGTACCTGAATGGTCTAACCCACGGTGGATTGATTTGTTATACCAATCTATCCGAGATAACAATCACCCTATGGAATTACTACAAGGGTTTTCCGCACATGCAGTCTATGACAGATGGTACTATCATCGTGGAAACATAAAACCTGCGGACATACTAGCTGTTGTAGACTCTATCTGTACGACACATAGCATTGATCTGCGCAAACGATTCGGTGTATTCGACGAGGAACCAAAGACATGACCATCGTTGTATGGGATGGCAGTACTCTCGCTGTCGATAGAGGTGTATCAGATGGCTTTACCATGTGGGAACAAGACAAAACATGGAGGTTGGGTAACGCAATACTGACTGGTGTCGGTAGCATGACGCTCGTCCTTGCGATGCGTGAGTGGTACATCAGAGGAAGATTACCCGACCAGTTCCCATCTGAGCAGACATTACCTGATAGATGGTGTGAGTTCATTGTCGCAACACCTGATGGTTTGTTTCGGTATGAGAGGTCACACATACCGATAGAACATGGCAAGAACAAGTGTGCGTTCGGCTATGGAAAAGACTTTGCTTATGGCGCAATGGCAATGGGCGCAACGGCAGAGCAAGCGGCACATGTCGCTTGTAAGTTCTCCCCTCATTGTGGTATGGGGGTAGATGTATTTAACCTAGGAGAATCAAATGAAAAGTAATTCACAGAAGATACGCGAGTACTTCATCAATCACCCAACTGTTGACCCTAAACTTGTTGGCAATAAGTTCAAAGCGCATATGTCTCAAGTGTATATGCTACGCAAACAGGCATTGGGCGAAACCCCTGTTAGTAGCAAACCCATCATCGAGTATGGCTATGTGAACGATCAGATTACTGACGCGGTAACGCAAGCCAACCGTAAACAAGTTGGTGGTGACCACTACATGAACATGGGTGTGCAACCTTGGAAGGCAATGGAATCATGGATGACACCCGAGGAGTTCCGTGGTTTCCTCAAGGGCAACGCAATCAAATATCTTGCTCGTAGTAATGCGAAGGGCGGCGCTACTGATGTGCGCAAAGCAGGTCACTACATTGAGAAACTTACTGAGGTAATGAACGATGATTGAGTTAGCCAACATGCTGTCCTTTGCAGGTGGTGTGTTGGTGGGCGCAGGCATTGTGTTCGGACTTGTTGCGTTCGTTATTGTCATGCTGTTGTACTACGCAAAGGACTGACATGCGCAAGCGCAGTAAGTACCGACCAAAGAAGGTGCTTGTTAATCCAGTGGGGTATGTGCTTGAGGGCATGACCCCATTGGTTAAACACGAGGACACACTGGTCAGGCTACAGTTGAAGCATCACTTTGCGGTGTCTGCACTTACGCAGGGTAAAGCAACACGAGAAGATATGGATAGGATTATCAGCATGGCGAACATGACTGAGGCTCTGTTCAGGTTGGGGTTCGGTAAGGACTACGCTGATGAGATCAAGCGTGGCATGTCTGCTTTGTTAGGCGTATGTCGCAGAGGGGCAGAGACCAATAGGTTTATCTTGAAAGCAGAGGAGATGAGGGCTATCAATACATTGGTTGAACTTCACGATGCCCAACTTGAGATCGTCACCGTGCAAGATATTGACCGTGGTGTTGCGCTTGTAGAGCAAGAAAAAAAGCACAAGCGTATGGAATTCATAAAAGAAAGGGAATGAGCATGGACATAGTAACAATAGACTTTGAGACTTTCTACTCGAAGGACTTCTCGCTCTCGAAGATGACCACGGAATCCTATATCCGTAGCCCTGAGTTCGAGGTAATAGGTGTGGGCGTGAAGGTCAACAAAGACCCTACCGTATGGTATAGCGGTAGTAATGTGAAGGGGTTCCTCACAGGGTTGGACTACTCCGACAAGGCAATCCTTTGCCACAACACAGCGTTCGATGGGGCAATCCTAGCGTGGCACTATGGCATCAAGCCAAAGCTATGGCTCGACACACTATCTATGGCGCGACCATCACATCAAATGACAGTAGGTGGTTCACTCAAAGCACTCGCTACCTACTACGGGTTGGGACAGAAGGGCGAGGAAGTTCTTAACGCAATAGGTAAACGCAGGGCTGACTTCACAGCCGAAGAACTCAACCGCTATGGTGAGTACTGCAAGAACGATGTGGAACTAACCTACAACTTGTTTAAGAAACTGAGCAAGGGATTCCCTATCAGTGAACTCATGGTCATCGACCAAACCCTGCGCATGTATACCGAACCAGTGATCGAGTTAGATGTGCCAGTCTTACAGCAACATCTTGCTGAGGTACAAACACGCAAACGCTCGCTGCTGTCCGACATGGGTATCGGTATTGGTGGAGAGCAAGCGGTCAAGGACATGCTCATGTCCAACAACAAATTCGCTACTTACTTAGAATCGCTTGGCGTTGAACCGCCAAAGAAGATCAGCCTAAAGACAGGCAAGGAATCCTATGCCTTCTCAAAGACCGACAAGGGATTCACAGACTTACTAGAACATCCTGATGATAGGGTGCAAGCCGCTGTGTCCGCCCGCCTTGGTGTCAAATCTACCATCGAAGAAACAAGAACCGAAGCACTCATCGGTGTGGCGGGGCGTGGGCGTTTGCCAATCATGCTCAACTACTATGGCGCACACACTGGTCGATTCTCAGGTGGCGACAAACTGAACCTGCAAAACCTACCGGCTCGTGGCAACAACTCTATACGCCGTGCGCTGAAAGCACCGGCTGGTCACAAGGTAATTGCAAGTGACTCGTCGCAGATCGAAGCGCGTATGGTTGCGTATGTCGCAGGGCAAGAAGATTTAGTACAAGCCTTTGCCGAAGGGCGGGATGTCTATTCAGAGTTTGCCACTGAGGTCTACGGCAGACAGATAACGAAAGCTGACAAGGTAGAACGATTCGTAGGCAAGACCTGCATATTGGGACTTGGGTATGGGATGGGTGCGGAAAAGTTTCGCAGGACGCTTGAGATCGGGCAAGGTGGTATCAGTGTCAAGATCGAGTTGAGTGAAGCCGAGCGTATCGTTCGGCTGTACAGGCAGAAGAATCATCGAATAGTTTCTTTGTGGAGTAAGTGCAACAACGCACTCAACCAAATGGTGTGCGGTCAGTCGGGACAGATTGTCGATTGGATTCCGTTCGACAACGAGGGCATCATTCTACCGAACAACCTACGCATCCGCTACCCTGCACTACGGCAGGAGAACAATCAGTATGTCTACATCGCAGACCCAAGGGAATACCGCAAGGCAGTGACCAAGCGGGTGATGACAGGCGAGGTAGATGAAATCAACTGGACAAAAATCTACGGTGGCAAGGTCACAGAGAATCTTATCCAAGCACTCGCACGCATAGTTGTTGCTGAGCAAATGGCGGCAGTCGGGCAGCATTACCATGTTGCCTTCCAAGTTCACGATGAGATTATCATCACGGCCCCGGCAGCCGATGTGTCTAACGCAGAGCAACTTCTTGTCAGGATAATGTCTACTGCCCCAGTCTGGGCGGCAGGGCTACCTGTTGCTTGCGAATCAGGAACGGCTGACAACTACGGCGAAACCTGATATAGTCAAATCTCAATCTGAACAAGGGCGGTGGAAGTCCCACTGCTGACAACCTATGAAACTGAGTCATTCATACAGTGCAATCAAGCTGTACGAGAACTGTCCCTACCGATACTTTCGGCAACGCATCACGAAGGATGTGGTCGATGAGGGTGGTGAGGCGTCCAAGTACGGTGAGCGAGTTCACGAATACCTTGAGCATCGACTCAAATCCAACAAGTTATTGCCACAAGATGTAGCACATTACGAACCTCTCTGCGCATCGGTCGAGAAGATCGCGGCAGGGGGTGAGTTGCTCATCGAACACGAGCTAGTCCTGACAGACAACCTTACACCAACAGGTTGGTGGGACACAGACGCATGGCTCCGATCCAAACTAGACATCTTGGTATTGAATGGAACACTAGCCAATGTCATGGATTGGAAAACTGGAAAGCGCAATGCCGACCAGTTCCAAATGCAGTTGTTTGCGGCTCAGGTGTTCAAACATTTCCCCGATATAGAGACAGTAAAGACTTCCCTTGTATGGCTCAAGACCATGGAGATGGACACTGAGACCTACTACAGGACACAGACGAACGACCTATGGGCTGATGTAATGAAGCGTATTCAACGCATCTACACCTCATTGGACAACGATAACTGGCCTATGCGTCCGTCAGGATTGTGTCGGTTCTGCCCTGCTCGTCACGATTGTGTGAGTGCTAGGGTTTAACCTAATAAAAAATACTTGACAGGAGCGTAAAGTGTCTTACAATACACCCGAAGGCAAGATAAAAAAGAAGGTTGTTGAAGTATTGAAGAAGCATGGTGTTTGGTATTTCTTTCCCGCCAACAATGGGTTTGGTGTGGCAGGGATTCCCGACATAGTGGCTTGTGTAAAGGGACAGTTCTTGGGGATTGAAGTGAAGGCAGACAGAACCAAGAAGCCCACTGCACTACAGATTCAATGCGGCGCAAAGATTCAAGCGACAGGGGGTTGGTGGCTCGTGGTATGTGACCAAGAATCCATCGACATGCTTGTTGTAATGTTAGAAGAAAAACTTTACAGGTGAATATATGTTAGTGGTGGAGCAAGCCAAGGCGTTGGCTCTGAAGTTAAACAATCCTAATCGGGTGCTTGATTGCATACCGACTGCGAAGGCGTTCGAGTATCAGGGGGTTCCCCTTGTGGTTACTCCGCATAGGCTTGATGAGGTGCGAGTACTGCGCAACCTTGGCATCCAAGCCCCATCACCCATCTTGTATTATTACAACTGGCCCGGCCAGTTCACACCGTATGACCACCAAAAACAAACTGCTGCGTTCTTGACGCTCCATCAACGCGCTCTGGTGTTGAATGAGATCGGCACTGGCAAGACCCAATCATCTCTATGGGCTGCTGACTATTTGCTCAAGACCAAGCAGATCAAGAAGGTACTCATCCTCTCGCCGTTGTCCACTCTTGAAAGGGTATGGGCTGACGGTATCTTCATGGGGTTCCCCAACCGTAAGTTTGCTGTGCTGCATGGCACGGCTAAGAAGCGACTCGAATTATTGAAGCGCGATGTGGAGTTCTACATCGTGAATCATGATGGGTTCCCAATCATCAGTGAACAGATACATGGAATGTTTGACCTCATCATCGTTGACGAGGCGGCTGTATTGCGCAACCCCTCGACACAGCGATTCAAGATTTTTAGGAAATGGATTGAGGCTAACCACTCTACACGTTTGTGGTTGATGACGGGCACACCAACTCCCAACGACCCCACCGATGCGTGGGCGTTGGCAAAGTTGGTCAACAGTCCATACTGCACAAAGACATTCACATCATTCCGCGAACAGGTGATGATGAAGATTGGTCAATGGAAGTTCATACCACGACCCGAGTCAGTAGAGATTGTGAAGAACATCCTACAACCTGCTGTCAGATATACACGCGATGAGTGTTTCGATCTACCTGACACCGTGGTGCAAACTCGTTCCGTTGAACTGACAACCGAGCAGAAGAAGCATTACCAACAGATGCTCCGTCATTTCGTAACGGAGATGTCTGCGGAGGGAACGATCACCGCAGTTAATGAAGCAGTAAAGATTCAGAAACTCGTACAGATTTGTTGCGGCGTTGCTTACGGTGACGACGGGCAAAACATCGAGGTTGACGCAACCCCTCGTGTCAACTTGGTGAAGGAGGTGATTGAAGAAGCAGGGGAAAAAGTGATTGTGTTTGTGCCGTTGACAGGAACTCTACACATGTTGGAGAAAGAGTTGAGTAAGCATTGGACAGTTGGTGTTGTGAATGGTGAGGTGTCCTCATCCAAACGCAATGACATCTTCCATAACTTTCAGAACAACAAACATCCACATGTGTTGATTGCTCACCCTGCGACTATGGCGCATGGGTTAACGCTGACCACTGCATCCACAATCATTTGGTATGGGCCGATCAATAGCAACGAGACCTACACTCAAGCCAATGGTCGGATAGAACGTATCGGCAAGAAGCATGTGTCCAATGTCATACACATTGAAGCAACAGACCTTGAGCATAGGATGTATGAGCGACTCAAGAACAAACAAAAGTTGCAGGGCTTGCTCCTTGATTTAATTCAACAAGAAACTGAAAGGTGAAGAAGATGGCAAAGATAATTCAAATCTGTCCGGTTAGTCGTAACGAAGAAACAAAAGAGGCATTGGTGTACGCATTGGATAGTGAAGGCAATGTGTTCATGATACTCGAAGGTGAAGATATGGCTTGCATCATGAGCAATATTGAATACAGACATATCCTTGAGTTGTTACGAAAGGATGGTGAGATATGAGCGTGACAGTAGATGAAGTAGTCGCAGCCTATATCAAACTCCGTGCGAAGAAGGACGCAATGGAAGCTGAGACCAAGGCTGAGGTTAAAAAGATTGTCGAGAAGATGGACAAGTTTGAGGGTTGGTTGAAGCAACAAGCCGATGCTCAAGGCGTTACATCATTCAAGACTAAACATGGTACGGCGTTCCTCAAGACTACCGACTATGCCAACGTCGAGAACTGGGATGCCGCACTTGGTTTCATTCTCGAAAACAAAGCATTTGATTTGCTGAACAAAGCTGTTAGTAAAACATCTGTGCGTGGGTACATCGAGTCAAACAAGGCAGTACCCCCCGGAGTCAACTACGGTACAAAGATAGAGGTAGAAGTTCGTAAACCCGCAAACCGAGTGGAGGATTGACATGATAGGTGGATGGTTCAAAAAGAAATTACAAGCTGCATTGCGTGAGATGCACGACACACCGCCTGAGGTTCGCCGTACCACGGCAACTGAAGAGATGTTTGGTCGGCAGATACCCGCTGTTGTCGCTTTCAAAATCAACAATGGTTTTGTAGTGCAAGCAAATGATTCCTCGCATGTCGCGCAGTATGGTGAAGTACGAGCATCAGGGTTCACCTTCTGTAAAGATGCTGAGGCAATCGCGGAGCATATCGTGTCGTCCGCAGTAAGGGAAAAAATTGGGATACAGCAAGAGATGTTTGGTCAGAGCATCCCTGCCATGCTGCAAAAACAATCTGCCATTGGTGGCGGTGGCGTCTATGCCAATGTCACTACTCGTAAACCGTAACGCTCAACTAAAGGAGAAATCTATGAGCAATCTCGTTCCAGTAAATGTGCAAGTCCCCGCCCACCTTGCATCTCGCATCGGGCAACCCTCTGCATTGGCTCAGTCCATGGCAGGTGGTCTTGGTAATGGTGGTGAATCAATTCCACGCATCAGCATTAAAGGTTCGCGTTTCCGTATCGTCGAGGGTGACACCGAGACTGTGTTGGATACCACGGCTATTGATGTTGTGATCGTTGGCGCTAACCCTCGTCTGTCAAAGACTTGGTACGCTAAGGCATGGACGCCTGACTCTGAACCACAAGCACCTGAATGTTTCTCGTTGGATGGTGTGTCACCTGACCCGCAGTCCACTCAACCACAGAACGATCTGTGTGCATCGTGTCCGCAAAATGCTTGGGGTTCCAAAGTCACACCTCAAGGCCAGCAGATCAAAGCATGTGCAGACAAGAAGCGACTTGCTGTGGTGAGTGCGGACGACCCGACCGGCCCAACATACCTGCTTGAGGTAACTCCTGCGGCATTGAAAGGTTTGAACCAGTATCAGAAAGAACTGGCTCACCGTGGTATTGCACCCGAGATCGTCAAGACTCGTGTAACATTCGACACCGATGCGTCATTCCCGAAACTCAAGTTCGGTTTCGGTGGCTTCAATGATGCTGATGCCCAAGAAGCTGTTGACCCTTTGTTTGGTTCTGCTTCTGTTAAAGAGATCACTGGCGAATCTACTCGCCAACCAGTAGCAGTTCCGCAAGCAATCGCGGCTCCTGCTCCTGCACCAGTTGCACCGAAACCTGCCGTTAAAGTGGCAGAACCCGAACCCGCCCCTACCCCTGCGGAAACACCCGCTGCTCCAAAGCGCGGTTTCGGTGCAACCAAACAAGCGGCTCCTAAAGCTGCTGCCCCTGCCCCTGCTGCGGCTCCTGCTGCTCCAATGGCTGCGGCGGCATTGGCTGACAGTATCGCTGCACTTGTCGGTGAGGTGAATTCCGATGACGCCTAAGCAACCACTTGACTTTGTAAAGGTCGAGGCGTTGCGTAAGCACATGCTCCTAACAACAGTTGACATGGCTGCTCTGTTAGGGGTGTCACGGATGACTTACTATGGTTGGGTACGAGGGAAACCCCTTCGTAAAACCAGTGACCAAAAGGTGCGGCAGATGTTAAAGTCTTTGCTCGCGGTTATGACTGACCACGGGTGGCCTACACCGGAAGTCATAGCCATGGAACAACCGCAACGCAAGCAACGTCTCGATGAGATATTAGGGTCGTACAACTAAGGGTGCGGCGGGGGAGCAATCCCCCGCCTAAGATAGGGGTAGCAATGAACACGCTTGAATTTTTGGAGCGGGTTCTTCCGTCTGAGGGGTTATATTGTTCGTTCACTGTAGTAGGGAAATACCCTAAGCAGTGTCACCACCAAACGATAGAAGAACTTGCTAATGAGGTATTGGCACAGAGCCAAGCAGGACACAACACGTATTTCGCAGTCTCGTCATTCCTGACAGACGAGAGCCGTGAACAGGTAAACGTCAGGGCGATCAAGACCTTCGCGCTCGACATCGACTGCGGTGAGGGTAAGCCGTATCCATCGTGGAAGGAAGGACTGCTAGTCCTGTCCGACTATATTCGTGAGCTTGGTTTGCCGGGGCCGATGATTGTTCGGTCAGGCAACGGGCTACATGTTTACTGGACATTGACCGCCGAGATGCCGCCCGAGGAGTGGCGTCCGATTGCGTTTGCGTTCAAAGCATCTGCTGTTGCCAAGTTCAAGGAACTGGCAGAGAAGCGCGGCATCATCTCGCCGACTCCGAGTAAACCCTATATCGACCCTGCTGTACCTGCTGACCATGCGCGGGTGCTACGTCCTGTGGGAACCACCAACACCAAAGGTGGCAACACAGTATCTTTGATATTCGATGCGCCCCCTATTGACCCACAACAGTTCGCATCGTTTTTCCGCATTGCCCCTAGCTCACCGGCTGAGCTACCCACACGACACACATCCAACAGTACATTGCTAGATAGTCTGGCAGTCAAACAAGAATGGCCTCCGTCAAACCCTGACCCTATCAAGAACAAATGCGCTCAGATTAAATGGGCGGTAGAGAACCAAGACAAGATGGACGAGCCATCTTGGTACAACGTCATGGGTGTGGCTGCGTTTTGCAAAGACCCTGAGGAAGTAGCTATCCAATGGAGCAATGAACATCGTACATTCAACGAAGCCGAGACTCGTAGGAAGATTGCTCAATGGCAAAACAAGACCAGTGGCCCGACCAAATGCGAAACATTCGAGGAGAACAATCCTGAGCGATGTAAGGGTTGTAAGTTCAAAGGCAAAATCAAAAGCCCGAACGGGTTAGGTGTTCAATACCAAGAGGTGCAGATAGCTCCCGATGCGCTTGATGCTGCTGCCTATGAGGTGGAGTTACCCAAACCTTTTAAGAGAACTGATCGAGGTATCAAAGTAACTCTCGATGATACCGATATTGATGTATGCCCGTTTGACATATACCCCGTGGGGTATGGCAAAGATGAAGCCCTTGGCTATGAGGTCGTCCGGTATCACTGGAACCGACAACATGTTGGTTGGCAACCGCTGACCCTACGTCAAGCTTTCCTCACCGATGGTAGCCGTGAGTTTGCAGGAGCCATTGCAGACCAAGGCATCGTCCTTTTCAACAAAAAACAAACGGAGTACTTTCAATATATGCTGCGCACCTACATGGATAAATTGCGGCAGCAGAGAGCCATGACGAACCTCTATTCCACAATGGGATGGAAGCACGACTACACCGAGTTCGTTATGGGTGACACCATCCTGCGCTGCAACAAGAACGGAACAATCACAGAGGAACAAATTCTTCTGTCATCAACATCACAACGTCTGGGCCATGAGTTGTACGGCACAGCGGGAAGTCTTGAGGAGTGGCGGGAGTTCACCCGCATCATGCCCAAGGTCAACCTGATGGGTCAGATGTTTGCAATCGGCGTGAGTCTATCGGCTCCGTTATACGCCTTCACTGGACTTAAATCCACAACCGTGTCGCTCTATGGGCCGACAGGCTGCGGCAAAACATTGGCTCAGTTGTGGGGTCAGTCTGTGTGGGGTGTGCCTGAGAAGCTGCACTTCGCTGCCAAGTACACACAGAACGCTGTGTTCGCACGATTTGGTTTGTATTGCAACATGCCACTGACCATTGACGAAACCACGATGATGGATGTCAAAGATGTTGGTGACTTCCTGTACTGGATTTCACAGGGTCGAGACAAGGCACGACTTAACCGCAATGCAGAGGAACGTGAGGCTCGTGAGTGGGCGGCTCCTGCCATCCTGTCGAACAACACATCCATGGGTTCTAAACTGGTAGCGTCCGGCATGGAGACCACGGCACAGATGGTTCGCCTGTTGGAGATTTCGCTGCAAGTCCACCCGATATTTAAGTCAGGTAGTACCGCAGGTCGAGACATCTACAACTTCCTGTCCACCAACTACGGTCACGCAGGTCGTGAGTTCGTGAAGTATCTTATGCAACTTGGCCCTGAGGGTATGAAGGCTATTGTGGATGAGGCGTTCAAATCTTTCCCCAAGAAGTATGACCATCACTTTACTGGCGAGGAACGCTTTTGGGAGCAAGCTATTGTGTTAGCTGATTTGACTGTACGCCTTGCCTATGAGAACAACATCATCGCTTTCCCGCCTGAGGTGATGACCAACTGGGTACTGGGTCAGATTGGTGCAATGCGTAAGACCGTCATCGACTATCAGACTGATAGCTTCGACATGCTGACCGAGTATCTGAACGAACATGCCAACACCGCGCTGACTGTATGGCACACAGGTAACACTAAACCTGCCGTTGATATGCAACGCCTACCGCGTGGTGAAGTCCGTGCGAGATTCGACTGCCACCGTAGGGACATGACCTCAAAGTTTGACCACGGTACGGTGATGGTTGACCGGACGCACTTCCGTAAATGGCTTGCTCTGAAGGGTTCGGACTACCGTGGCTTCATGCGTGAGATGGCTTCTGCCAACTTAGTGGTAACACCCAAGTCCAACAAGGCAAGCCTTGGTAAGGATAGCCCTATCAAGTTGCCACAGTCCTATGTGATTGCGCTGAATCTAAACCATCCCCGCCTCAGAGGAATCCTAGAGGACGAGGATGCGGCTGTCGATGACGCCATGCTTGGTCAACTGAAGGTCGTTCAATAAGCCAGTATCTCCGAGGCAGTCCTGAGATCAGTACGGGATGCCTTCGGAGCAGTACGCATGAACCGTTTCTCCGCAGGACGGAGAGCTTCTTTGTACGCCTTGGCTGCGTTCTCTTGGAAGTTTGAGATGAACAGCGATGTGCCGTAAGTCTCACGGTTCCAATCATTCACGGCTGCTTGGATAGCTTGGACTCGTTCCATATCCCCTGACATACGCGCCTTAATCCAAGCGTGTTGGTATCCCGCAGAGATTTCTCTTTGGTAATCCGTGGCACGTTTGGCTACACGGATGAACTCGTATTGCTGTGATGCAGCCGTTGGGTAGAAGCCTAGTGCGCGGGTAATCATCGTACCTGCATGGAGGTCTTTCGAGATGACGTAACCACGACGGTCGATGATTGCACCTGCATCGTCATACGCCAACATGTCTCCAAGTGCGCGACCCATAGTCACCGGGGATTCGCGCAACACATCCGCCAATGACAAGCGATCAGTAAACGCAGCCTTAACAGAGTTCGGGATAGTTGCTGCTACGCCTGCGAGCATTGACCAAGCTGGGCCTGCTACTTCAGCAATTTCTCTACCCACATCAGCGCCAGCCAAGAGGATACCAGTACCGGGAATCATGTTGCCAGTTGATGTGCGTGAGGCAAGGTCAGCAATAGACAGATAGTTAGCCGCACCACGCAGAATAAATGGCGCAGACCCCGGAACTATTTCCTCCATTACCTTGGCAAGTTCGTAGCGAACGCTGCCCTTTTTCCACCCGAGAATCTTTTGTCCGATGGTATCAATGATGTCCTCTGCGTCCTCAGCAAATGGCAGACCCATCAAGCCGGTCATCATCCACATGGACAGCAGCATTACTCCCTTGCCCCCGGGGCTTAGTCGGTTCAACAACTGAATAGTTGTTGTGGGGAAAACCTTATACATATAGATGAACGACTGAATACCCGAACGCCATGCAGATGGACGGTTAAGTACCGAGTATTCACCGAGCGAGTAGCGCAGAGTTTCCACCGCAAAGTTACGGGCTTCCGCAGCAGCTTGAGTTTCAGACAAGCCAGCAGCGATGGCGCGGTCATACGCCAAGCGATAAGACGCAAGACCTAAGCCTCTGCGTACTGCTTGTTCTGTGGAGTTAAACGTCCACATCATCGTGTCGAGGGCTTTCTGCTTTGCTCCCGATGTTGCACGACCACGAGCCGTTGCCGTCAGTGCATTGGACTGCGCAGGAATCATCACACCCTCACGGATTTCACGAGCGAGGAACTTAGCCTCATGCTCCTTGATTCCATACTGGGCTTGCAGCTTAGGGTCAGCCGCGATCTTGTCGTAGAACTCAGCAGTGTCGAAGCCAGTCTCCTCTGTGCCAATGGCCTTTAGAGATTTGGTTACGGCTTTGCGCAGACCGACTTGGTTCAGTGCAACTGAGAACGCCGCATACGACTTACCAAATCCGAAGCCACCACCGAAGGCAGTCTTGGAGTTGTAAGTTGCCAGATATGGGATGCCGTTGGTCAGAGCGCCGATGTAGTTCAGCGCACCAGTGGCGACCGATAGACCGAGTTGGAACACACTGGTATATGCGCGGACAGATGACACAACTTCACCTGAGCCAAAGTCCGACTCATCCACATGCTTGTTGCCATCAATGAACGCCAGTAGTTGCGATGCCTCGTTGTAGTACATGTTCGACTTCTGATAGCCACCGGCTTCATTGGTCTTGTTGTACATGTAGGCGTACCGCTCGTAGCGTTTCTTGGCGTAGTTACGTTCCTCAAGGGTGGCTGTAGGATTCTTCTCCATGTCCTCCCACATCTTCTTGTACTTGTTGAGCGTACCCTTGTCGCCGTTCCAGAGTTCCTGAGACGAGCGCAGGTTACGGTTCATGATCTCAGCCAAACGTGGACGCATAGTCACCTTGGCGATAGTAGATGCACGCGCCTCAATATGTTGCATGATGGCTTGCACACCGTCGCTGCTGGCCCCCGGTGTAAACGCACGTTGCAATCGCTGACGAGCGCGGGCGTTCTGCGTAGTCAACGCAGTAATCACAGTCTCCATTTTCGTTGGGTTAAGCGTGATCCCGAATTGACGCAAGCCACGTACAAACTCGTTGAGGTTTAATTCAGGCGGTGCTGCAATGGCGTCAAGGGCCGCGCCGGGAACAGCTTGCAGGTAAACATCTTGCAGTGTGTATGTGCCTTCAGCTTCGTTGTAGGCTTCTGCTTTGTACGCCTTACCTTGGAACAGTCCTTCGTTAATCTCCCGAGCAAAGGCAATCGCTTCGTCCTTGTTCTCGAACTGCGAGTAGACCAGTTGCTCTTTGTAGTCTTGCTTCAGGCGAACCACACGACCCTTGGAATCCACTGCGTTGACGCGAACCTGATGTGCGCCCTGACGGAGGATGGGGGTATACCCTGTAGCCAGTGTGTTCTTAGTGTAGATGTCAGCATCACCGTTGGAAATCTCAGAGATGATGATGTCCTTCAGGCGGTTCTGAATTGTGAACTTAGCTTGAGCGTCATCCTCAGGGATAACCAAACGCTGCTTAAACTCTTTGGCAAACGCAACCATGTCGTCTGCCATGTTCTTATCGTCGAAGAAATTAGACACGGCTACATAGTCGCGGTCTTGCCCCAAAATGATAGCCTTGTTTACCGCAGCAATAAAGTCGTTGGCTTTCTCAACTGAGTCAGGGTTGAGGATGGGGTCACCATTCTCATTGAAGGTTTGCGCAGCGGTATAGAACTCTTTGTAGCGGCGATAGATTTTCTCAAACGCCTTACGCTCAGCAGCAGTCAGAGCAGGTTTGCCATCTTCACCGGGCTTGGTAATGTCCGCGATCTCACGGAACGCCAAGTCTTTATCTTGGACATACGCCAGATACCTAGCCTTGAGCAACTGAATCTCCACATCACGCATAGCTTCACGAGCGCGGAGGTAACCCTGCCAGACCTTGCCATCTTCCGTTAGGTCTTTGATGCCGGGGACATTGATCTTCTCTTTGACCGTCTTACCATCTTTGGCTACATCAATCTCAAACGAGTAGCCGTTCTTAGCCTCATCAAACGTCACCAGACCCATCTTGTATAGGCGGTCGATCTCAGGCTGGTTTGGAACCAGTTGCCCTTCGTCATTGACTGTGAACAGGCGGACGTTGCCTAGCTTGCGCTTGTCTCCGAGGGTGGTGACTTTGTAACGCAGACCGTTGTACAAGATGCTGTTGAGTTGGTCGAGTTCATCAGTAGTGATACCGCCTACCTCGCCAGCCGAGAATCTACCCGCACCCAGCTTAACCGCACGGTTCAGGATGACGCCCAGCTTTTCCTTCATGGACACCTTGATGTTCATGGATAGGCTGAGACCTTCGTTTAGAACTTCATTGACCGCAGACAAGCCAGCGTTCTCACGAGCGCGGAAGTTGGTCAGGCTAAAGAACTTGGTTATGAACTTGTCAGCACCGAACGAGAAGTTACCAGCCTTATCGGTGAACTGCTGAATTGCTTTGTCGAAGTCCATTGTCCAGCCACCGACTCGATCTGTCATGAGTCCAGCAGCTAGGTTGTCAGCACGCAGGTTACCTGCCTGTGCAAAGCGACCAGAGCCATCGTAGTCCTGACCCATGGAGTAGGCTGAGAATCTTTGTGCAACTTCTTTGGCATCGAAGAACCCTGCGGTAGCGCCGGAGCGGGTGTAACGACGCGCTTGGTTGACGAAGTAACGTGCTGCCTCATCACCGAACTTAATGCCCAGCTTGTTGAGTGCGCCCTTGATTGCGTTCCAGACACGAGCCAAGACATTGGACTCGATGGTGGCAGCGAAGTCAGCAAGGTATTCTTCCGTGGCTTCAGCACGAGACATTCCGCGCACTGCCATGGCAGCATCCACATCGCCTTGCATACTTGGGCTACGCTTGTAGATTTCCTCCATCAAGGAGTTGAATTGCTTCTCGCCGATGAGAGCGCGGAGACCGTTGTGACCAATGGCTTCGTGTGCCAGCACAAAGTTCAACTGCTGCTCAGTCGCTACGCGATCACTGAACACGATGACGGTATCGCCGTTGAACGAGTACGCCACGGCAGATACATTGTCGAAGTCACCTTGGGTACGGGCAGCAGCCGCACGGGCATACAGTTCAGGGTTACGTGCCTTGAGGTCTGCTTGGTTCTTGTAGATAAAAGTCTTTGGCTTGATAGTCAGTTTGGCTAGGAAGTTAGCCACCAACATCTTGATCTTACCAACCGGCACTGGGTTGTTGATAGGCGTACCATCGTCGCGCTCGAAGCGACCAGTATCGTCACGGTTGCCAAAAGAGTTCCAATCTTCCAAGTTGAATGGTGCTTTGTATTCACCCTTGGCTTCGCCTTCTTCTGAGATACGCACATCAGGATCGACATCGCCACGATCTTCAGCTTCAAAACCACGGAGTTCGTTGTCGGATACATCACGGACGAAGACACGCAGTTTGCCGTTGACCACACGGGTCTTGGGTTTGCTGCCATCAAAGTACGCAGAGATCGGGTTACCACTAGCAGTCTCGAAATCTTCCAGATCAGCAGCTTGAACCTCAGCGTAGAGGTTTGTTAGTTTTGCGATTGCATCCTGCTGTTGCTTGGCGGTGTACGCCATACGGTTGGAGTTCAACCGCTGAATCTCCTCGTACAACTTAGTGGCAGGATTACGTTTGGTCTTGTCAGTAGCGCCGCCGTCCTCGGAAGTTTGCTGTCCGTTCTTGGTCAGCTTCTTCTGTGTTTCTTTTGGGAAGTTATCTAGGCGAAGCTGACCACCATCAAGATAAAGCTGTGCGTCATCGACAGCAATACCAGTCAGGCGGGTCTTAATCTGTGGCAGCAGTTGGCGGTCTTGTGCGTATTGGAACCATGGCTTATCTGCACCCTTGTTCTCACCACGGGTATACACAGCCTCTATGGATTGCTGTGTGTTGACTTCGTTCAGCACAATCTGGTCAATCAGACTACGCTCTTTGTTGTCCCAGCGTTTGTTCTTGAGGTACTCGCGGGCGCGAGTAACAGCATCAATAGTATTGGTATCCTCAGGCGAGAACAGCGCGTACTGCACCACTGTCTGCATAGCTTCAGCTTTACCTTTGAGGGTATTGGCTTCCTCAATATTATTGATTTCCTCATTGACTACATCCAGTGGCGTGAGTGTGCCTTCGAGCAAACCTTTTTCTTTCTGCTCGTCGTTGTAGGACTCAACCAATAGATCAGCCTCAGCCATCGTAGCCCTATTACGAGCTACGAGGTTAGTCCATACAGACTGGTTTTGCTTAGAGAGTTTGTCGAACGTCGGGGCGTTCTCTGGCTTCTTATCCTCCCATTGCTCCTCAGCAGTGGCAGGCTCTGGTTCGACCTTGGTCTCAGCCTTTACCTCGGTCTTTCCCTTTTTTAGGGAAGCAGCCTTTGGCGCAGGAACAAACCCGCGCTTCTTCTCAGCCTCGACTACTTCTTTCCGAACAGTTTTTGGCTGATCTTCTTGCTTCTTGGTTTTGAGGGCTTGACCTTTGCTGGCAGATTTGCGTTGTCCGGTGTTTCCTTCTCCCACTCCTTTGCCAGCTTCGGTTCGTTCTTGTACATCCACCGGCGCTGTGCCTCGCTCTTGAACGGCATTTTGTACCTCTCCTTTATATACAGTACGGATTGTTGTATCCCCAGCTTGATCTAACAAGAAAGCCCGATGATGCCCATCGTGAATGTAAAAGGAACCATCGGGTAATGCCGATACGACTATTGGGTTTTGTGCAGTAAAGTTACGCAGACGTTGTTGGGCCTGCGGGTCTGCCTTAAACGCATCAACCATCTCGCGCATGGTCATATATTTATCAATATTTTTCATCCCAACGACATTAGTCAGTATGTCAAATACTTGGGATTCAGTAACACCCTGAGTACCAATTGCTCCATTAGGGCGTTTTATGTTTGCAATAAGAAAATCAAACGATCCTGCTGCCGATTTTACTTCTTGCTTTGCTCCCTTCTTCAGATTAGACACGGCCTTTGCCACAGTGACAGCACTTACGGGTTTACCAGTAGGCTTTGCCTGAGTGACACCCTTTGCCACAGTGGGCTTAGGTAGTGGTTGTTTCTTGCCTGCACTCTTGAGCGCCGCTACTGTGGGTTCACCCTTCTGGGTAAACAGTGCCATTTGTCCTGCACGGCGGAGATCAGCCGGAGTAACAGGTGTCACAGGAGCCGCAGGTATGGGAAGTTGTGTACCTACACCACGGCGCAACCCCTCAGCACGCGAAGGACGAGGTAGTTCACCACGCTTGAACAGCGATAGTTGCTGTGGTGTGCGCTCACGGGGCGCAGTCATTGGTAGCGGAGGTGTCTGCGGTGTGTTTTCCTGTGGGAAAGCCAAGTCAAGCTGACGCTGATTCTGCGCTGCTAGATTCAAGCGGTCGAGTTCAGCTTCACGCTGTGCAGCGGCAGCGGCCTCAGCCTGTTGAAACGCAGCAGCACGAGCCTGCTGATCTTGGATTTGCTGGAGTTGCCCAGCCATCTGATTGTTGAACGGAGCCTGCGGTGCTGGCGGCGCAAACTGCAAAGCACCTTGTCGTGGATCATTTATTGGTAGCGACAAAGGAGCCACATTGGGCTGTGACATGCCCTGCCGCATGTAGTTAATTGCTTCAGGGTTTTCATTCAACAGATCAATGTTGAGGTCTTTCATGGAGCCATAATTGACCTGTCCCCCCATACGGGACGCTAACTCTTGCGCGGATATGTTGCCGCCAAAGACATCAAGTACGCCCTGAGAACCCTGAGTCATACTAGGCGGCACATTGCCAGTCTGCCTGAGCATTTGGTCAGGATAAGCCACGCCTTCGGGCGTGACCATCATCATCGGATTTCCGGCTGGACTTACAGGCGAAGTCGGGCCACCCAGCATAGGTGGGGGTGGTGGGGGTAGACCGGGAAACTCGCGGTTAAACGTGCCGCCTTGCGCAGGTGGAGGGGGTGGAGGTGGTGTTGGGCTGACAGGTGCAAGCGAAGTACCACCGGCAGGTGGAGATGGGTCTTTACCGCTGTCCAAAAGGTTTACTGCTATCTTGTTGTCACGAAGATTGCTCAGCCCGCCGATTGGGCCACCAACACCAAAGCCTGCGGCAAAGGCGTTCAGTATGCGGCGACGACCTTCAGGCGAATCAATGTTTACATCCTTGTTGGCGTAGATGCCAAGGGATTCTTGGAACGCTTCAGTCGCACCTTCGGCTGTACCACCTACGATGGCTCCAGTACCGAACCTACGACCTACCTCAAGAGACTTACCGCCCAGAGTCTTAATATCGCCAAGGCGTCCGCGTGCCATCCACTGCGGTGTACCGCTCAATCCAAAGACACGGGAAGCTGCCAAGAACTCAGCAGACGATTCAGCCAAACCGTAGGGAATACCAAGAGCTAGTGCCATCAGGCGGTCGCCTTGACCATCGCCGCTCTCTAAAGTTTCCCCGTAAATATCAGCGATACCCGTGGCAATGTTCTGCCCAGTGGTAGCAATCGTCGCACCGCCAATCTGACCGGCACGTTTGTAATACTCAGACAGCGTATTCTGGGCTGCGTTACGCAAAGTAGCAGCTTCTTGCTGGATAGCAAGCCGTTCCGCTTGGCTCTTAGCCTGTGCAGCAAGCACAGCGTCGTAAGGAATTAAGGCACGAGACGCCGATGGGTTCTTGATTGAGGCAGCAACTGTAATCCCAGCAGCTTCGTTTAGGAGTTTTGTCTCCGCCGCGTCCAAGGCTTCACCGCGCAGATATTTCTGCCCAGCTACCGCCAAAGCGCGTTTAAATGTTTCTTTACCAGTCAGCGCCATAATCGCGCCGCCCGTAGCGGTTACGGGGTTCGGGCCACCCCCGGCTGCACCGCCAGCAACAAAGCCTAATGCACCAGTAACTATAGACTCAACAAGGTTCGGGCCTTGCTGCGCAAGGTTTGCAGTAAACCAGTCTAGTAGGCCACGATCTCCGCTAACAACTCCGTGCCCAAAGTCTATTTTCTCGCCGACGTTTGTGAATTCCCGCTGATACACCTGACTACGGGACAAGTCCTTGATCTGTTGTTCGACAATCTTTTTTCCGGCGTCCTCAAACCCAAGCCATTGCAGACCGTAACCGCCAAGCAACTGTAAGCCATCAACACCAATACCCCAGTTGGCTTTTTGTTTTTGCCACTCGCTAGGGTCAACAATGCTTTTTGCGTGTTGCAGGTAGCCAGACACGGAAATAGGACGCCAGTCACCTTCGGGTAGCGGGGCACGGACATCAGGGCGAAGAATTTTAAGCGACTCAACAACAGCGGTATCGTCGTCGGCGTCAAACGTCGCACCATTTACAAACAACCTGTTAGTAGACGGGCTGTAAGCTACTGACCCTGATGGGATAAACGGTTGAGACGCAGGGACTTGGACGGTAGGCGTATTGGCTTTAAGCGCCTGCGAGTACTGTCCAAGACTGATACCCCCAAGATTACTCAAGTCTGCATTAGGCTGCGGTGTCAGCCCATAAGGAAGTCCTACCGTCAGTGCTTGGTCAGCCATTTACGCCTCTACTTATTTTCTATTGATGTTCATCAGCCCACGGTTCATGCCGGTAGGGAGAACTGTAACAGCCTCTGCTGTGAATTTTCCATCCGTACCCAACTTGGCAGGGTTCAAATCTATTTGTACTATGTAATTCCCATCTCTGCTAGTCGCTATTACCGTCTCACCGCCATTTGGGTTAATTACTTTCTGGACATTCTCAAAGCCCTGCTGCTCCATATACTTCTTGGCAAGTTCAGTTTGGGATTTAACACCTTCTAATTGCAAGGAGTTAATACCCTTTACCAATTCAACCTTGACGAGTTTTGCGGTTTCGAGATTTGTCTCCATCACTTTACTGCTCAACGCAGCTTCTGCTGCCAGCTTCTGTTGGTTGTATTGCTCATTGATAGACCGCATAGCTACGTCAGCCATCTTGGATTTATCGTACACAGCAACAGCCTGTAGTTGCCCATCGACCGGCAGGTACAAGTTGTAACGCCCATCGCTTCGTGGCTGGATGCGAACTTCCTGCCCTGAGTACCAAGACCAGATGCGCTCTAACCGTTGTGGGTTGTTGCCGTACTGGAAGTCTGACAACGCTTGGTATGAAATAGCCATACCCAAGTTGTTGTCGATACCTTCTAGACCCTGCTGGATTGTTTGGTCTGTCGTCATAACGTCCGACTCATACTTGAGTCGGATTTTATTTATGTTCTGATCTAACGTACGAATCTGATCTAGCTTAGTCTGCATCTCCTTAATCAGACCATTGCTGCGGGCGACTTCAGCCTCCATTGCCAGTTGCTTACGCTGGGCAGCGAAGTTATTCAGTTCACCAGTGTAGTAGTTGGTGATGCTTTGGCGTGTCTGTTGGTACTGGGCTACAGCGTTTTGACGCTGGTTCAAGTACTTGTTGGTCGTGAAGTTATGTTCTTCTGGCTTCATCGACAACGCAATACGAATACGTTTCAGATGCTCCTCAGGTTCCTCACTGATAGCAGGTTGTTGTACACCAGCAGTCGGTTGCTCAACAGCCGCAGGTTGTTTCTGGTCTTGCTGTACTTGCTGTACTTGCGTAACGTCCACAACGCGATTGACAGTACGCCCTGTGTTATCCACCTGTACTTTTTTGGTGGTAGTAGCGTATAGCTGTTTGCTTTGAGCATCGTTAAGGTGCAGACCCATCTTGTCTTTGGTAATGTCCGGGAACATATCCGCAAGTGGGCCAGTAAACTGAACTTGGTTTTCTGCTGCAAGTTTTGCCAGATACTCGTTCTGACCAGTTGTAGGATTCTGTTTAGTACCCGGCCCCACACCAATGATGTATGGAGTACCGCCCTTCTCTTTGATGAGCGCAATCTGTTTGGCAACAAAGTCTTGTTGCTGTGGGTTATTTGGTAAGCCTGTGCCAACGTAGACCATTGCACCCTTGATGTCGTTCTTAGCAACATAGGCTTGCAAGCGTTCGTAAACAGCCTTAGGACTTTCCCCAGTCTTATACGAACCTTCGAGTTTGTTTGCCTTGGCAAAACCTTCAGCTACGCTGTCACCGATAACGATAGTCTTTGTAGGAGCAGCCGCTTGTACCTGTGCTTGAGCTACTGGCTGTCCACCGCCCAGACGCGTTAATGCTTCGTTGTACAACGATACATAGGCACGGTTGTAATCGGCGTTCATGATGTTGCCATCATGCGCGTTCAGTGGGCGTTTCTGTTGCAGCACTGCGTCTGCGTTACCTTGGTAGCCAGCGCCCCACAGGTTCTTAGGATTACCAATCAACTCGTTGTATTTCAATACGAGCAGTCCGCCAGTAATCTTACCGTTGACGGTATTGAACTCCATCGAACGCGCAGCAGATACCGTTGCCTCAGGTATGTTGTACTTCTTAATAATGTCTGGATTGGTAAACCACTTCTTGATATTTTTAAAAGTATCAGGCATGACTTGCATTGGGCCTGATGCTCCCTTCCCACTCTCTGCTGAAGTAGCTCCGTAGTTTGTTTCCAGTCCGTACACTGCCAATGCCGCAGCAGGGTCTACCTGAAGCTGCCCAGCAAGTGCAATGATTTGTTTGGTTTGCGGACGTTGCAATGCTGCGTCCATGGTATTGGTGAGGTCAACAATACGCTTATCAGTTACCGAAGTTGAGTTCGCAATAAACTTGGAGTCGATCTTTGATGTCTTACCATCGCGCAGATTGACCGGTGGTACTTCAAGATTTTGCGCTCTACTAGCTTCATCCTTTTTTAACTTTTCTTGGTATTGCTCTACCGTGTAGTTCCCTTGCTCCCTTGCTCGAATCATGTCGTAGTAAGGTGTAGCTGAACCAGTATTGATGCTTGGAATTTCTACGCGGGTAACATCATTATCATAAATTCCAAGGGCGCGACCCAAACGAGGTATGCCGATCTGATTGGCAGTCCAAGTCCCGATACCAGAAATAGCATTAAGGGGGCCACCAACAAGCACATCGGCGGCAGCCGCAGGGAACCTGAGCAAATCTAACCGATCTCTAGTTGCCTGCTGCCCTCTATTTACAGTGTCTACAATGCGCTGCTTCTCGGCTGGCGGTAATGATAGAAATTGAGAGTAGGACACTGGCGGCGGATTAGCATCAGCACTTTGCACAACCACTGGTTTATTTTTATTTTCGGTGGTAGTTACTACCGGTTGCTCTGGTACATCAAGCTTTGCAGCAGGAACCGCTACTGGTACAGGAGCAGATTCTGGCTTAGGGACGATGTACGTATCAAGACGGTTACCCGGCATCGGTTTGTTCGTAACATCAAACACCGACGGAGGCATGGTGAAGCCAATAGGAGCCAAGCCAGCAAGTTGCTGGTTAGGGTCAATCGTTTGCGAACGCTGTTGCAACTCCCGCCGCTGGCGAGCTTGCCTATAGATGTCGTCAGTTTCCTCTACCGCGCCCAACATCCGTGGGATGCGAGTCATGGTTTGAAACTGCGCATCTTCATTCGCAGGAACCGCCCTAAAAAACGCATCAAGTCCGCCAGCCATATTGGGTCTCCTTAGCCGTTGTATCGGTACATATCACGCGTATCTTTGGACAACAGCGGATATGTCATGTAGGTAGCCATCTTAGTAGCGCCCTGCCCAGCCAGTGCACGAGATGTATCAAGATCAGAATACATGCTTGCCACTTCTTTCAAGCCTGCCTGCATACCACGAGGCGCGGTTGGGTACATGCCTTGCGCACGAGACAATGCTGTGTTGCGCATATCCAAGCCGCTTGCGTAACCTCTGTCATACGCGCTACCGACGTTTGCAGTAAGACCCAGAGACGCACGACGACGCTCTGAAGCACCGTAACCGGGAGTACGAAGACCTGCAAAACGGTCGTCGCGGAAACCTTCAGCCAAAGATTTTGCGCCAGACACTTGTGCGGCATTGGCAGTTTGTTGCGCCCAGTAGTCAGGGTTGATAGCTTTGGCCTGTGCAACGAAATCGTTGTACTCTTTGAGCTTGGCTTGATACGCTGCTTGGTCTTGACCTTCAAGACGCTTGAGTTCTGCTTGGTATTCGTCAATGCGTTTTTGCTGCTCTTTACCGGCTTGTTGCGCGTATAGTGAGCCAACGATATTTGGAGCCGCCAGCAAAGTCATATCAGCCATCTTAACTGGGTCACTTATACGATTTCCAAGAGTTTGGAAGTACCCCTGCTTTTCAACTGGTAGCCCAGTCTTAGGATCAATACCACCGCCGGATGCAGATGCAGTGTTTGTGCCGCCGCCTGCTGGACTGGTTTGTGCACCAGTATCTACACCTCTGTTAGACGCGTTCGAATACGAATATGGATTTGTACCTGCGCCGCTATACACGGGAGCAGTATTACCAGTATTGGTAATTGTCTGACCAGCGTCGTTAACAAACGTATGAGAATAAGTACTCGATGGCGCATATGGGCCTATACCAATACGAGGGTCATACAGATTAGTTGCCCCCAATGCCCTAGCCCCGCCTAACGTAGTATTCGCAGTCACGTTGGTCATGCTGTTTGCAAGAGCACCCGGATCCATAGCACCGCTAGATAACTTACTAGCAACGTCTGCCGAAATATTACCGCCGTATGCAATGTTTTGTGACTGAACAACCGCACCATTCATAGGATCAACGAAAGCGTTCTTTGAGGCATCCCAAACACCAGTTCCGCTACCGCTATTGGTAATGACAGCAGAGTTAGGGCCAGCAGTAAATCCGGTTGCATTTTGCACTGGGACGCCACTACCTGTGAATCCCATACCTTGTTGCCAGCCGCCGATACCACCGCCGATACCGCCCAGCAATGCACCCTGTTTCCAGTCGCCACCCATAGCAGCAGTAGTTACGCCGCCCAGTACTGCACCGACGCCAGCAGATGCTAAACCACCCCAAGCTGCACTCGCACCTAGAGCAGTTGCAATCTGCGGAGCTACGATGGGGATAGCAATCGCTACAGCTATACCGACAAGTGTCTTTAGAAATCCACCACCACCGCCGCCCATTTCGGATTCGCCACGAATAGCTGCGGCAATCGGATTGAGTTTTCCGGGGAACTTATCGTGTACCCCATACGAGACAAACTGGATGTTGTCAAAAGTTAGTTGATTAGACATTTGGAGCCTCCGTTAATTCCAATCTCATGTGTGAGTAAACCTGCTTGAACCCATAACGAGTAAGCATCCGCTGCATTGCCGGGCCTACCCACCCATCTATGGCTCGTATACCGTTCATATACGCCCAACCACAAAACTGCTGCCAAAACTTCCGATGGAACATAGCTAATTCTGTACCGCCAATAGCCAGTACATTCATTGCTGGAAGTCTTGGGTACTGAACTACTTCTACTGCAAGTGCGAGACGCACATCACGTTCAGGATTTGTGGCAGTTCTGTCGTTTGTCAGCACAAAAATATACGCTTTACCATTTAGTGCAAGGGCTTTAATATCATCTACCTCTAGTTCACCGTGCATTGTTTCTTTGACGCAGCGGTTCAACAGAGGGCGCACCCAAGGCCAGTATGCTTCTACGTGTGCAGGCGTAGCGAGCAAAAGCGGTTGATACTCCTCATCAAGAGGAGCCGGTTCCATCATTGCTGGCCCTGTATATAGCGTCATGTTTTTGCCTTGTCTTTCTCATCGCCCTTTTTATACTTCTCCAACAGCATATCGAAGAAGTCCGTACCTTTGGCTTCGACAACATGTTTAGGAACGACATACTCACCGCCAGATACTCGAATCTGGATGTCATCGGCACGACCAGTTTTGTCGTCGGTAGGTGACCACTCCTCAGGAATATCGCCACCCATTTTAAAGCCGGGACTGTAGGTATCTCTGAACGTCTGCACACGACCACCATTAGCCAGTTGCTGCATTGGGCCACCAGCTTGTGCTCCTTGGAGTTCTTGCTGCACAGCAGCACCAGCCATCAAAATGGCAAACACAATGCCTTGATCGTATTCGGCTGGCAAATCTTGCTCAGTGGCTAGACCACGTTGAATAGCAAGTTGGCGAAGCCGTGGGTATAGAGCAGGGTTCTGCGCCGCAGCCGTAGCCAGTTGTACAGCAGTATTAAGCTGCTCCATAGTCAACTCGCCAGACTGAATAGCCTGCATAATTACTTGGCGCATTTGGGAAATAGCTTGCGGGTTGCTCTGCATCGTTTGCTGAACTGCTTGCTCCATCTCCTGCATGGGGATCGGTTGGCTCATCGCCTGCTGCTGACCACCTTGCATTGGCATACCACTTTGCATAGGCTCACCGCCCATCATAGGCATACCCTCTGGGCCGACTTGACCACCATCAGCGTAAGTAGGCTGCATACGGAAGTCCAGCACAGGATAGTTAGGGTTAGATGCAACTGTGCCAGTTGGTTGTGTCTGAAGGGCTTGCATGTTGATGCCGCCGTCTGGTGCGCCACCGCCACCGCCACCGCCCATCATGCCTTGACCTTGCTGGTTAATCAGGCTGGCTAAGGATGCTGGCAGCGCGGTTGTAGCCGGAGCCATACCAGAGCCAAAACCGGGACTGCGCATACCCGCTCCCGGAGTAAATCCGTTTTCTAAGCCAAGGTTCTGCATCCACCCTTGTGCGCCATTTCCTTTTGACATGATCGTATCCTTTCTAGTCGCTATGATTTTAGTTGAGTAATCAGAGCGTTTAGCACATCTTTGATGTATGCTACATCCCCGATCAGTGTTTGTACATCCACAATAAGTTTTGCGTAGTCTTCCGCTGAAGCTACATTTACACCGCTTATTGTAAACCCCGCCCCCGTGGCTGTCACCTGTCTTAGGTTCAAATCACCCATGGGCTGTATCCCAATCTGCCCAGCAACAAGGGCTTGATACCCAGTATCCCCGCGCTGCCCGGTCAGGATTTCTACGTTTTGCTTTACGTTGTTTAGGAATTGAAACTGCCACTCAGGTATTCCTACCTGTGGCACGGCGGGTAGTGCTGCGTAACTCATTATGCTGTCCTCAATCCAAAGGGAGTCTCACCTACATGGATAGCCCGGATTCGAGCCGAACCAGCCACAGACACCTCAAATGTATCCGACCTATATCCAGCCGGTAGTCGGAAGATGTCTGAGTTATCAACCGATACGTCGCAAACTAGCTCTTTGTTTGCCCAGAGTTTAAATGTCACAGGGAACGCTCCGGTAATATCTCGCTTGTAGATTGTCAGTTCAGGATCGCCATTCAGCAACATACTATTGACTGTACCAAGTACAGGTACTCGCGCAGATGTGTTGGGGTCTACATAATCCACAGGGCCGTTAACCGTACCTAACTCGGCGACAAGTGCCCAGATTTCAGCATTGTGCGGTGCAACAGTTTCGTTGTACGCAAGAATCGCTTCAGTTTCCTCAGACGGTACGGAGTAGTCGGCGACAACTCTTGCTGCGCCAAGGTTGAGATAGTCTTTGGTCACAATGACCTTAGACTTCCATTCCAAGGGTAGCAATGGCTGGGTATCGTCGTCCCACTTAGACAACGAACCTGACGTATCTGAACAGAAATAAAACACATTGGTGCGGGCATCATAGTGCGCGGCACTAAAAACAACTGGGGCGGTTATAAAGAATCCGCCAACCTTGTCCTCACGTTCAAAAATAAATGAGCCTGCGGAATGAGACGCAAAGTATTTACCCGCGTAGAACGCAGCAACCAATGTCGTTGGGTTAAGATCACGTTCCCATGTATCCCAGTCATGGACTAACTTGGTCACAAGATCAATACCGGCGGATGGGTTGTAAACACCAATACCACCGTAGGTTGGGAATACAACACCATACCCAATATTTACAATACCTCGTTTAGAAGTACATGGATATGGAGCGTCAATACGTGCATACGCCATGTTCGCTGGAGTGTTACCACTTACCAAGAACGGAAAAGATTCGGTTAGTACCAACACCGATCCGGCAATGGGGGAGATACCAACAATACGTGAATCAAAAACAAGTCGGTATTTAGCAGGCCATGCCCAAGGTTTATTAGGCTCAGAGAAGCAAAGTTCATTCTCGGTAAAGCCGCAAAGAATGTTGTTCTGGATAGACGAAAGTCCCTGCATATCAGCAGGTGGAGCATCATAGTCTTGTGAAGTTAAATTTATAGCAAGTGCGTCAGAGTCATAATCATCAATAAACGTGGTTGACTCGTAGTATCGAGAGACATTTGTCTCTGGCTCTGAAATATCCCAGTAAAGCGTACCAGCCGAGCAGGCGGTATCTGCTTTATTAGAGCCATTCTTCACATAGCTGAACTTATACTCTCCATCCACACCAGTGACTATGCCATCTGTGATATTGAATGAGGTATCAGGAGTACCACCAAACGCAATACCAGTCACTTTTACCTTATCTCCTACAAGCAAATTGTGTGGAGTCGCAGTAGTTAAAGTAACTGTGTTTGTTGCTCGGGCCGCCCGAGAAACTACGACGGGGAACCATACGGTACGCAACCGGAAGTAATCCGAGCCACTACTCGAAGTAATGGTGCGGTACAGCCGGAATCCAGATATGTAAGTGTTGCCTGCTGGCTTTGTAGTAGGAAGGTTACCTACTGTAACTATCTGACCTTCTTTTAAGTAGTCAGTTACCGATGGATCAGAGGGGATAGATTCCTCACCCCATGCTGTCAACCATGTAAATACATAGTTACGTGTGATTGTATTACCCGCAAGGTTTACCTTACCGGCTGTATCCGCAGTTGTTGCTACAGCGTCACCAGAATTAAAGTAAGTAAACGATGTAGAGTTTGTTACGGTAATACGGACGTTTGTGGCGTTGAAGGTCTTACCTGTTGCAGTGGCAAAACTAGAAACAGAGACGACCTGACCGGTCTTTAAATTATGTGCAGACCCAGTGATGATTGTTGCAATGTTGCCAGAGTCACGAGCATAAGAAGCCGTAGTAGCAGCAGTAAACGACGTTACCACTGTAGTAGGAATAGTAGTTGGTAAAGGCAGACCTAGATCGTACGCTTCAACTGGATACGGCCCCGCACCTTGGATTGCTAAATCGTAGTTAGTGACCTTGGGTGTACCACTTCCCGAGTAATAGATACGCTGTTCTTCCTCTGTTAACGCAGTAGTGATAGCTACGTCAACATCGGTTAGCCATGATAACCACTTCAAATCAGTAGCATCATCTGGATTACGCATTGGGTAAATCGCCCGTATAACGCCGTTGCGACTGACGTTACCGATAATGGATGGTTGATGGTACGGAATCAAATCTCCGGAATACACCTTTGCGTTCGACGCAATTTGAGCGGCAGCATCCGGTAGCAACTCCGGGCTAATCTTCGGAGCCGCCCCTAGAAACTTGCTAAGTTTAATCGCTGCCATGGTGTTTACACATTCCGTTCAAAGTGGGGGCAATCAACCAAGGATTTGAAGTTGCCGCCCCAACGATTCTTAGGATGCAGCGACTCCCAATATTGCCCTAATGGAGCCAAGACTTCTTTGCTCCAGATAATTTTACCGTCCTTGAAGAAGTTTAAATCAATCGCACATCGTTTCAAGTGGATCGAATTCATGGTCTTTGAACGCCCTGCTTTGAAGTGCAAAGCCTGTTGCTCAGGGGTACGAGCCAATTCACCACCCGTAACCATGAAACCTTGTTCTGTGGCGTACTGGATTAACTTGCAGGCGTCCAAAAGGAACGCGGCTTGTTCTTGGCTAAGGCTCATTTTTTCCCTCTCATTTCTGCCAGTTTCTCAACTGTGCGACCGCCAAAGTAAGCGCCCATAATCAACATACCCCAGTTACCAAGTAGGGTGACATACGACTCATTGGCGTTATAACCAAAGGCCGACATCATGGCGAATAGGAAGTACCCCATAAAGATTGCTATGAGACTCATGGGGCGAATATTCTTGGACAACCAAGAGTCGGATGCCATATCTGCATCCCACCTATTAGATACGTTGTTGTCCTCATTCTTGGCGGCATCGGCAAAGAGTTGTAGCTCTGCCAGTTCCATCTTGGCTTTCTCAATGCCGAGTTCAAGTAGACGTTCTTCATGGTCGTACTGAAGCTGACGCAGGTTTGCCACATCTTCAGGCGTAGGGTTATCTGGAATCTTTACGCCTAGGGTTTTCTCAACAACTTCTTTACCCTTAGCTTGAATTGCAGATGACAAAAGTCCTAAGCCGCTTTCAGCCAGTGTGCCAAGTAGTGCTCCAACAATAGGTATCATTCTTCCACCCCTTTTATCAAATTAGCGTTTCGTTCTTCCACAATTTCCCTGCGCAACTTCTCTACTTTCTTAGCCGTTGCTTCAATCATAATACGCTGCTCTAACGTGTCAAGATATATCCACATGCTGAACGGAAGCCCCAATAGGATAACGACCGCAAATATTACGAGGACGATTAAAAACGTCGTGTCATCGCTGCTGTGATTAGGAGTGCCCATACTTCAAGAACAACAAGTAATATTGCGATGACATACATCATTCTCCTTTTCCATTTGGCGACTTTCAAACCACGTTTGTAGTCTGCTACCTTTTGTAACCGCTCCTCCTCTTTCCTCGCTGCTTCCTGCTCTTTACCAATTTGGGCACGCATCTTCTCAAACCGTGTCCACAAATCCCCAAGCTCGGCGGGAGTCTGGTAAACCATGACCTCCCGTAGCTCTGCTTGCAGGGTGTCTAGCCTAGATAAGATAAGCACTCGTTGCAGTGCTCGCCTACTAGGTGAAACGTCACCCTTATAAACCTTCTTAGCGTTTCTTTCTTCCTCGTAGAACAGTTGTTCTATTTGGTCGTAAGCGTCAAAGAATTTACCTAAATAATCTCCAAGCTGTCCGATGACATCATTAGGATCAGTCTTGGCAATTTCCTTGACACGCGCCTTCTCCTTCTCATAATGGACAACCTGCTCTTTGGTTAACTTCTGCCCACCAAACTGCTTATGCAGATCATCCAGTATTTCCTTGACGTTTCCAGCAGCGCCTTTAACGTCTTTATAAAGTTGACACCCCGTCTTTACTGCTGCAACAGCAGCGTTCGCCGCAGCTAATAAAGTTAGGGGGTCTATGGCTCACCATGATTGGTTAACAGTTCTTACCTTTGACAAGAACTTTGCCGCCCATAGCGTAACCTTTACCCATCTTTTCCATCTTTTCTTTCTTCGGGCTTTCTTTACCCTCATGCTTCTTCATAGCTTTCTTGGAGGGATAAGACTCTTTACCGCCGTATTCTTTCATCATGATGTGCTCCTTATTTCTTCTTCATACACTTACCCGCAGCCTTGCACTTAGCAGGGCTAGAGCAACCAGTGCAAAGCTTAATTACTTTGCCGCCTTTTTTATATCCAGCAACGGCTTTACGCTTTGCTTCGTCTTCTTGTTTACGACGCACTTCTGAGTCAGTCATTAGTCTGAGTGGCATGATATGTTTCCTTTCAGTTTGGTTTATCAGCTTTTTCGTCCAACCTTAAAAAAATCTTGTTACAGATTTCTTTAATCTCTTTCATATCCTCTTTATGGTCGCGCTTCATTTCATTCAGCAAGTCGCGCATCTCATCTTTACGGACATAGTGTTTGGGTAGGTCAACTTCAATCTGGTGAATGTTACGCTGCATACGGTCTCCTGCTTCCCAAAGCTTACGCAAAAACCAGCCGGAGATTGTGAGCACCGCGCCAGCACCAATATTGATTAAAGCTTGCCATTCCATTTTGGTGATTCCTTATTTTTACTTACCAAACAGTAACTACAACACGACCTGCGCCGCCGTTTCCGCCAGCGTTGAATCCGCCGCCGCCCCCACCACCGGGGGTATTTCCATTCGCGCCGTTACCGCTATCAAATACGCTTGATGCGCCACCATTACCGCCAGCCATAGACTGCCCGCCAGATGAAGCAGCACCTGCTGCAACAGGCTTACCGCCGCCACCGCCACCACCAAAAATAGAATTCTGACCATTACCATCGGTAATTGTGTACCCGTCTACCATTTGTCGTTTGGTAGTATCTTTACGTACACCAGCACCACCGCAAAAATTTGCGAACTGATTTAGGTACGATCTCCAACTTGGAGCCGTAGAAATCCACGCAGTAGTAACTCCATCCCCAGTCTGTTGACCGCCGGGGAGGGTAGTGAACGGCGCACCGCCAAGAGCCGTTACGTTCATATCGCCTGCCGTAAAGGAAACCCCTTGCTGGATGCCAAGTCGGCCTTCACCACCACCTACAGAGTACCCTAGAAACGTAGTGGTTCCGCCAGAAGCGCCATTACCGTCGGAGCTTGTTTTACCCGCACCGCCTTGCCCGACCGTACCGCTGTAAGACGCGTTAGGTAGATCAGCAAGCAGAATAAATTTTTCTAAGTATCCGCCACCTCCACCGCCATTGGCATGACTTCCATTAGCAGCGGCACGAGTACCACCAGCACCACCACCCCACATCTGAATGAGTGCGTATGTGCCTTTATTTGGTTTTGTCCAAGTGAAGTTAGTAACGGCAGCGCCACCTACATCACCTGTAAATGTTTGGCGGTCTACTACTGCGCTGTCCTCAGTAATAGCGGTAACTAATCCTTTGCTATTTACAGTAAGCCGAGGCGTCAAACCATTGCCACCGAACTGTCCAGCCGATACGCCCGATGCTGCTAACTTAGAGGATACTACTGCGCCATCAGCTAAATCGCCTTCAATGATCGTACGGATGGGCAAATCACCAAGCAATGCAGCGGTGACACGTAGTTCTACTCTATCGCCAAGAGCAAATGCGCGAGCCGTAGTACCATCTTGTCCGCGTGTGGCAGTTAGTGTGTCGTTAGTGCGGTTAGTTACTTTTACAACCTCTAGATTATTAGAGGTGTCAATAATCGTGACGTAGAAATAATTGCCAGACGCAACAGACGCAGCAGGGAAATGCGCCCCTTCACCAACAGCCACATTGATAGTCGTGGCTGTAGAGGTAATCCCAGCGAGTAGGGTACTATATGCGTTGTTCTTAATTTGTACGCCCATACTTTACTCCGGCTTTGGGTACTTGGCTTTTACAGCTAGACACGCATCAGTATACTGCTGTAACTGCGCTGCGTCACCTTTTACGATAGCATCTAGATAATTTTCTATGGGTGGATACGCTAATTTACGTTGGCGCTGGTAGGCTGTGCGCTCCCACTCACGGTTAAGTCGCAATACCTCAATGTCAAGTTCTGCCTTTGTAGGCTTGTCAATCTGCGTTTCCTGCCACTTTAAAGTGCTGTAGTCGTTGCCATGAATAGACCAACTAACACCGGGGCATAGCGAGTTAATTGCATCAGTGTAATCAAAGATTCTCATTGTGCAATCTCCTGAAGCATGATCGAACTTGTACCAATTTCATAGTTAGCTTGCCCAGCATCAGTACCGCCATATGCACGATTAAGTCGGAACGTAACAGCATTACCATTTGAACCAAAGACTTGAAGCTTATACTCAACAGCCGATGTACTAGCCGGACTATCTAGATAGGTCATTACTTGACTTGATGGAGTAGATGAGTCATCCGGATCGTAGATAGGAATTTTCCATCCTACCCAGTTAGCAGCAGTTACTGCCGCGTTATTTCCAATCTGACTACCATTACGTGTAAGACGGAAAATATATTGAGAACCCGAGGACGCCTCAAAGGTTAGGTCATATGTAAGGAGGATTTTGCTGGTGGAGTACTTCGGCGTAATCGAGAACGTCATTGCCGCTATTTCAACTGCCGTATTTGCAGATGAAACATAGGAGGCAACTGTATCTACCTTTTGGTGCAGCGTCTGGATAATCATTCCGGGAGCTATCAGACCGCCTGTATCAGCGTTAATACGGTGTCCGGCAGGGATAACAATCTCATTCGATGGGCCTCGCAGTTCAGGAACAATCAAAGTTCCTGACATTGTGTCGCCAGATTTCTTTACTACCTCGTTGACTCGTGGAACTTGATTATTGGTAGCGTTGGCAGGAGCTTCAACATGTCCTATTAACGCCCCGCCGCCTTTAGATAACTTATCGTCGATCAATCCTTGAGTGACCCGCAGTTCTACGCGGGAGGTAGAGGCGTATTCGCGTGCGGTCGTACCATCCTGACCACGCACTACCGTAAACGTATCTGTAGATACAGCCGTTACTTTGACTACTTCAAGATTGTTTGCGGTATCAATCAGCGTCAGAAAAAAGAAATCTCCTGACCCACCTGCAATAGATGGAAAACGCACGCCAGTACCTACAGTCACATTGAGGGCTGTACCAGAACTGGAGAGCGTTGCCGCCAGCGTACTGTATGCGTTGTTCTTTACAAGTGCGACGCCCATAATTTAATCCCGCAATCTACTTGATGATGTTTACAATTCTACTACCGCCCTCTAGAGCAGTAAACTCATGCGCCTGATTTGGTGGAAAATCAACCACCGCCCCTGCGCTGTATTCTTCTGACCACTTATCTCCATGCGCTTTAACCTTGCCCCGCGCCACAATGGTAATGTGAGCATTACCCTCAACATGAGTGTGCATAGGTAGAGTATCGCCAACTTGCTCAAAGGTATAAACCATTCCAGAAAGTTTTCCTGTGTTTATAGGGATGCTAAGCAATGACATTTGGTGTGTCTCCAACTATTGTTGGGGTTGGAGGTAAAGGCACAGGCACTGCTTTGATAGTCGCATCAGCAGGGTCAAAATACCAAAAATCAGCAACTACCTCATCAGCACAATCCAGCCAATACAAAGGGTCAGATACAGAAAAAATGTTTTTTTCGGGTTCTACTTGTGCAATACGAAAACCGTTTGGTACAAGTTCATTTGGGCAAATCAATGCTTTTTTCATCTTAATACTCCACAATTACAACACCTGCCCCACCAACAGCACCTGTTGAACTACCGGAATTACAGGAACAACCACCTGCTCCACCCCCATAAAAAGCGCCCGGAACACCATTCCCAGCAGCGCCAGTTCCGTTTCCCGCACCGCTTGTCGATCCACCAAAGAAAGAAGAACCGCCAGTACCACCAGCGGTATTTGGAATCCCACCGCCACCGCCAGACCCTTTTATATTTAAATCTCCGCCCGAACCTAAGCCGCCCGTACCACCCGTACTTCCTGACTGACCTGTTACTCCTACCGTTCCTCCCCCACCGGTAGCAGAAATAGTTGAAATAATTTGAGTACCTGAAGCAACGCTGCTTGTGCCGCCAGTGCCACCATTACCGGGTGTAGCCGAGCCAGCCGTTCCACCAGTGCCAACTGTAATATTTAGTGTTTTACCAATCGTTAGGCCAGAAAATATTTTGATTGCTGCACCACCTCCACCCGCACCTGCACTACTACCAACGCCGCAGCTTTCTACCCCGCCGCCAGAACCGCCGCCTGCTGCAACTACGGTGACTTTAATTTTCGTAGCTGGGATTGGATATGATGCGTTGCTCGATGTCAACACAACCATGTTAGAAAATCCAACTGGTTTAGCTTCCCAAGCATGTCCATTAGATACAACTGCCATACCTTGTGGGGTATAAGGTGACGGCAAACTGTTCTGCTGCATAGAAGTTTGAACTACCGAACCAGAGCCAGTAGATACAACCCCTGCATCGAGAGTTCCGCCATCAAATATTAAATTACCCGATGTCGGACTATATGCAACCCACGATAGACCATCCCACCGCCAAACTGAATTGTTGGCAGTAAATACCTGCCCTACTGACGGGCTTGCTGGGAAGTCGATAGCTGCCATGATTAAGCAAACGCTCCAGTGTTATCAGAAGGCAAACGAGTAATCTTGTAATAGCTACCTGCTAACGGCGTCACTGAACCTGCGCTTGAAGTAACTTGTAAGTTAAGCGTACCGCCGGTTGTTGCATTAGCTTGAAATAAAGCGCGAATAGTGTACCGATGGTTAACCGCAGTAGTTAGTGAACCTGTTACAGGGAGAGCACCTGCCGCTGCTGTAGATGCAGCCAGCGCCGCCGTTTGTGGTGTACCGACAGTAGCAACTCCCCCTACAGGTGTACCAACATAAGACGCAGAGTTAAAGACAGGGGCGTTACTAAATGTCATTGTAAAAGTAACAGTACCCGCTGTTGTTTTAGTGAAAAATAAATCAGCTTCAAACTCGTAGAGAATACTTGAGTCCAATCCCAAGCCGGACGTAGAGCCGAAAAAGTTTGCAATAGTGGGGCCAATTGCTGCGCCACTTGCAGTCAATCTACGAAGATGGATAGACGCGAGATACCCGCGTCCGTCGGTTACGTCATCGGTGGTGTAAAAAGCGTTGCCATCAAACTCCATTGCACCTGCTACTGGTGTGGTTAGCAATGAACCCGCAACAAAATCAAGGGGCGCTAATGCGGTTGTTCCCGCGTTAATATTTAGATTTGAAACTGTAGGCGAAGTTAGCGTTTTATTCGTCAACGTCTGTGTTGCATCCAGCGTCACTGGGTTATAGTTCAACGAATTCCATGCAGTCGAGCCATTCCCGATTTTAAAGTTACCCGTGTCGGTCTCATATCCAAACTCTCCCGACGCTAATGTCGGGTTTGCGGAAGTCCAGTTTGCCGCTGTATCGCGGCGAAGTTGAATAGTTACATTAGGCATTATGTTGATGCTCCACCGTTAATTACAGAGATTGCGTAATACGACGTTACCGCCGCAGGCCCTCCGTCGAAAGAAGAAAAAGTGATTCCAGATGATCCAGCCGCCGCACTTACCCACTGCGAAGTGTTACCGTCGTTGTAATACACTTTGAGATCGCCGGTATCAGTTTGAAACCACGCATTACCCGTGTCAATAGACCCAGTAGGAGGGGTTTCAGCAACCTCAAAAGCAACTGCCTTTCGTAGCGTGTCGGCAGTAATTCGGCACTCAATACGGTCACCAGTTACAAAAGCTCTAGCAGTCGTACTTTCTTGCGCACGAGTAATGGTTAGAGTATCGGTAGACCTCGCCGTACACTTTACGATTTCTAAATTTGCACTAGCATCAATCAACGTCGCATAGAAGTAATCCCCAGCACTGAGCGAAGGGAACTTAGCCCCCTGCCCAGTTTGGAGAGTTACAGAAGTATCAGAGCTAGAGATACCACTAGCCAATACTCCGAACGCATTGTTGGCAAATTTAATCGGCATGATTAGCTAATCGTCACTGTCCAAGAGATAGTCAATGTATCTGCTGCGCCTTTGTTAATCACAGCAAAGATTGTGCGGCAAAGCAGAATTTGTGTCGAGGTAGGTGATGCAGCGTATGTACCGTAGTTGAAGATACCTGCTTCGACCAATGCACCTGTACCAACACCGGGGTTGAATGTGCAAGCGTAAGTAACAGCGTTGCTGGTGTTCACTGTACTGGTCAGCGCAGTACGGCTAGAGCCTACTTCTGCTGCAAGATTTGTGTCGCCTGCGGCAGGGGCTGTGTTACTTGTGCCAACCGCCATGTGCGACATAACAGTCGCAGTGTTGTCTTTCATGCGAGACGCCATAAACTCGCGTCCTGTTAGGACTACGAGGTTGTCAATCTCACGCTCATCTTTGATGTTGCCTTGGGCATCAGCCAACAAGATGTTGACCTTACCTGTCAT